TTGAAGTCGTTTATCACCAGTAATCACCATATTCTCCCAATAAGAAATGGTGCAACCATCACACCCTGCATCAAGGTGAGTGTCTTCTACTGTATACCAAAAACCTTCGTATTGTTGAATACGAACTTGATTGCTGATTTCAACAGTCATTTGGAGTTCCTTTGTGTATGAGGTTATTATACAACGAAACAGAGGGTGATGGAACCCTCTGTGTGCCAGTTCTTCAAGTGTCCTCAAAATCTCTGGGTTCTACATAAGAGTCTTCACAACCAGTATAAGCATACATTTTATTATTCATCTTATACCAATCGTGATTGAGAGCATACCAGAAGGTCATACAATACCAATCATAAAATCCAAGTCCTTCATCATAAGAACCAAAGACATTAGTTTCTTCTGGAACTCTCATCCAGATTTTCCAATAATCAAAGATTAGTTTAGTGAGTTTCATCATTCATCAATCCACACAAAACCCAAACAAGTTTTCATAAAGAACCTCACCAAACGATTAGGTTTATCAGGCATATAATACCTAAAATATCGTTGATTACCAATCGTATAATAACCTTTATGATTACTTCCCTGTTTGATTATAAAAGAGGTTTCAGTATAAGGACTAGTATAAGCACTCAATCCAGTTGTTGTATAAGCAAGATTTAGTTTGAGTGGGAAGTTTCCATTTTTACGAGCATACTCAAAGTTCTCAATAATCTTATCAAACTTATAGTCGTATCCGTTTTCAGTATATATTTTAGAATACTCAAATTGTCCCTTTGTTATTTTAATCAGTTTATCAATCTTCTCATCCAGTTCTTGTTGGATTTCATCCAGAGTTTTAGGTTCTTCTTTACTCTCTTCTTCTTTTACCTGTTCGGCAGTAATCCATTCACTCCATTCTTTCCAAAATTGGTCGGGAATACATCCAGGAGGAAGTTGATTTTTATACCGATACTGAAAATCTGGACGGCACATCAGTCCATTATCAACAACTCTCATTTCAATCATTGTGATACTCTCCAAAGAAAAATAGAGACAGGAACCATAAAAACTGCTAGTTGGGCAACATCAATCCAAGTTTTTGGGTCAGACACACATTCACTCATCAGTTTTCTCCACAATCACAATCAAAGTCAAGGTATTCTACCACAGGTTTCCTCAAATAGTTACAAAGGTGCCACTGTGCTTCTTCAAATGTAGAATAATCACCATCCCTATATTCGTCTACAAATAGATTATACCAAAACAATCCAAATCTTTTGTGTTGTGGATAGTATCTGGTTGAGTGTCCGTCTGTTACTTTTTTGATGCGGTAGTTTTTCATAAATCATACGGCATTTGAGGATCTTTAGTCCAAACTTTAGAATACACTAACCATTTCTCTTGTTTATTATCCATCTCTGCTGTCCAGTGATACCCATTCTCATCCACAGCATCAAGGTAATGAATACCTTTGCGGTCATCAATCACACGAGTGACAGACACAAACTTTACTTTCTCAACCATAATCAATTACCGTTAATGATGTTCCAAAACTGTTTAGAATTAGCACCAGGAAGATGTGGTAGTTTTTTCTCCCAGTATCCTGTGATGTGATAATACCATGATTTTAGCACATATGGGAGTTTCATACTTCACTCTCCCAGAAGTCCTTCCATTCTACCTTATACTCATCAGTCATCTCTTCAACCTCAAAACCACTCACAATCAAATCAGGAAAACCATCTTTAACAATATAATCTGTCACATCATTTGCCAAGTATTCACCAAACTCTTCTGAACTTTTCAATTCATCAAATTCGTGTTTAGCAGGATTAAACTTCACACAGAAGGTGATTTTATATCCTTCAACACAATCCTTTGACTTACGCAATGTTTCTTTGCGTTCTTCAATTTGTTTTTCAAGTTGGTGAAGTTCTTTGTAGGAGAGTTTAGAGAGATCAGTCATACTTTGCCTCCACTTCCTTCACACGCAGTAGAAACCCATCATCACCAATATCGCCCGAATACAGATAATCAATATGTCTCATAATCTCTGCCATCTTACGCATTTTTGGTATCTGTGCTTCTAAGTAATCAACCACATCAGGATCATAGTCGTGCTTATAACCATATTCATTCACTTTATTATTATTCTCAATCGCTAATTCCAACTCATCAGCAAACTGTGCTACCTTATAGTAATCGTAACCGCAGTCACCAAAATGTCCGCCGCTCATTTGCCCTCCAGCTCATCAAGTTTCTCATTCATAATACCAGTCATATCAAGTGTGCGTGGATCAATACCAGCATCAGTACAATCCATGATAAACTCCATAAATGCACCTAGAATGAGACAAGCACGGCGTTGGTCATGCTCTGTGATGGTAGTATGCGGCATAGCGACATACTTTACCACATGATCGTAGAGTTCATCGTAAGTCATTCTTCTTCCTCACAAGGGAACATTGCATCGTACTCTTCATCCGTGAGAGTCAGATACTGAACATCAGCATCACGGTGATCCTCAGCATACATCAGATGATAATGTGCAAAGGCAGCAGGATCAGTGCTACCATACTCAACAACACCATCAACAATACAAAGGTAATTCATCGGATGTAAAGATACTTTTTGTTTTCAATCATATGATCCAGAACCTGTGCAAGTTTCTGTTCATATGTGAGATTGTTGTGCTTCAAACACTCTGCATAAGCATCGTGGAGACGAGCATAAAGGTCATCCCAGTGAGTTTTGTCAATTGGTTTAATCATAATCAAACAGGGAAAACTTCAACGGAGCGAATGAGATTGGTGCGATCTTGTGCTAAGTAATCATCTGCAATTTTACCACAAGAAGAGCGGGATTGAATGATCTTCTCTTCAAACAGGTTCTCATCCTCATCAGGAACCCAATACTCAATCAGCATTCGGTAGGTCTTCATCAGTGATGTGCCTTGATTACCTCTGTATTATACAGCAGAACACCACCCCTGTGAAGAGGTGGTGTGCCAGTTATTTAAGTGTCAGTCCCAACTCACATTCTGAACCAGGAAACCAGGCATAACATAAGTCCAAGCACCAAGACCATCTGTACCACCAGTTCCACCAATTTTATACTCCCATTTATACTCAAACTTATTGTGACTGTCCCAAGTCATATATCCTTTCTCTTTATCAAAACGTCCTTTGATTGTGAGAGAATGTTTATTAGAATAGATGTTACGAGTCCTCAGTGCCCCACCTTTTTCACGAGTTTCGATTACTACACAGACATCAGGATAGGTTTGAATACCTTGTTCCAACAAACAAGGAGTTTCATAACGAAATGGTCGATATGTTTGCTGTTGTGCAAATGCAGGAGCACCAGAAAGAATCAGAGCAAGAGCAATAAGTTTTTTAATCATTGATCAATCTTTGTCAGAGGTTTCGTCAAGTTGATAATCTGTATCTTCTCTATAATCCCATTTCCAAGTCCGTTCAATAAATCCAATATCAAAACCGAATTTATATGCCCAGAACAGAATACTCAAAGTAGAACCAGTACCTGATTTGATTTGAATATAAGGCCAAGAAGGCCAATCATTCCAACTTACAGATGTTTGAAGCAAACTCCATCCTTTTACATTAAGAACTTGAACATACCATTCGTGCCCAAAGTCTTCACGGTACTTAAAGTTAATAATACTCATTTTGCTTTACCATGAATAGGACAATCACCATTAACCCACTTACGTTCTTCAGGCATTTCTTCGTTATCCATTACAGGACACTTGCAACCTTTTTCAACTGCTTCAGAAGAACCAGGAACAAGACCTTTCCATTCATTATATGAAGTCATTGCATCCATTTCCTGATCAGTATATTGAGGATTATCAGGTTGTTCGTATCGTGAAAGTTTTGCCTTGAGATCATAGATCTCATCTTCCAACTTACGAAATTCCTTAGAATAATCTTCTGCAAGTTTAAGATCAAACTCATCTGCAATCTTACGCATATCTTCTTCACTGTGCATTTCATTGAATGCAGTATAACAAGCACCTTTCATAATACCAACTTCATTATGACCGATTGCTCGCATAAAATTGGAGAAGAACTTGAAGAGTTGCATTGTGCTAAGATCTTCTGCAGGGATCTCCATTGTGATATGTTCTTCAGGAAGCATACTATCTTCATAACCTGAATAGTATTTGCTAGTGCTTTCCCACGCACCATCATATTGAAGTTTGATTTTAGCAGTGTAAGACATTTTTCTATCCGAACTTGTTTATTATAAGACATCTATGAGAGAATTTGAACTTTCTTGTGCCACTTCGTCAACTGTCACACATTAAAATTAAAACTTTGTGTCCAAGGATGTTCCAGTTCTTCAACTGACCCCTTTCGGAACAAAGACTTGGTTTTTTCATCATAATAAAAGTTATCTGCGAATTCCGTTTCCAGATACTTAGTATACGAAGGAACTGGTTGAATTTCATATAAGGGAAGATAATTTATACTATAAGTATGTTTGGTAAATTCTTCCACGTTATTGTAATATCCACAAAATCTTTTATTAAAGTTATCGTAATCTTCTCCAAATAAAGACTTATATGTTTCTACAATGTCTTTACCAAAAGTATTGATAAGATATGATTCTGTAATATATTGATTACTCATCTGGATCAAGGTATCTAAAGTTTAATTCTTCAACAGAAATTATAACGTGTGGATAAAATTCTTTGAGATATTCCATTTCTTTTTCCGCATCACTATAATCATGATAGATTACTATCCGATCCAAATCCAAAATCTTTTGTTCGTTAAATGGAATAACAAGATAAATTAGTTCTGTGCTAAAAAATGCACTATTTAACTTTTTTAATGGAAGAAATAGTGTTCTAAAAATTTTTTTAAACAATTTCATTGATCGGTAACAAATAATTTTCCAAAGAGATGATCTACTTCGTGTTGTATAATTCTAGCAGTTAATCCATCATACTTCAAGTGTTGATATCTTCCTTTAGTGTCTCTATATTTAACACGAATCCAAGAAGGTCTTAAAATATTTTCAAAAACTCCTGGAACACTTAAGCAACCTTCATTCATTAAAACAGTTTCTTTACTGAATTCAGTTATTTCTGGGTTGATCATTATTATAGGTGTTCCATTATTATCAACTATTATTATTTGCTTTAAAATTCCAACTTGAGGAGCAGCCAATCCAATTCCATTGTTTTCATACATACAATCTACCATTCCCGCAAGTAGATTGCGAAGAGTGTCGTCAATATGTGCTACTCTTTTTGCCTTTTGTTTGAGAACTTTGTCTCCAATGGTTCTGATGGTTAGCATTAACTCCCCCCATTGCTATTCTTTTTTGCGATTCATAAGTTTAATGCAATCCCAACAATACGTGGAAAATCCATATTTAAAGTGTTTTACGACTTCAAAATTGGATTCATTTAATTGCTTAGATTGTTCGCAACCTTGACAAATATATGTATCAGATTTTATCGCGTTTTTACCAATAAAGTTCAACATACTGTAATTTTTACGTCCTCAGCACCTTGATTTGTTACGTGTTTTTCCCAAAGAATAGCGCCTTCAAGATCCAAAAATACTGCTTTTTGTGTTGATTGGCCTTTCTTTTTGTTCTTGATGTATTCAACAGTGTATTTCATAATTACTTTTCGCTTTCTTTCAAAAGTTGAATTTTAGCATAATTGTTTCTATAAACAATAATACAAACATCTCTGTTCCTTTCTTCGGGAAATGACTTCACGCATAAGGTAACATATTCTTCACAAACAAATTTAATTATACCCTTGTGGGGACCGTAAGTTGCGTAAATACCCTCAGAAAAGACTTGTATCATCCTTGCTCTACTTCATCAAAACCTTCTTTTGTACTTGGAATTTCAAACTCTTTAATCATTCGTTCAATTACATCAGGAGGAATAACTTTTCCTTCTCTTTTAGTATTTCTAATTAGTGCTTCTTTTAATGAAACTCCAAACCACACTGCTTTTTTAGTGTAGTTCTTAGGGACCATTCCAAGTTTTTCCATCCGCATTTTAGCAGTTGTATTTGTTTGGTCCCAAATAATGTTTTTACCCTCTTTAATTGCATTACGAAGAACAATTAACATTGCTCTCTGTGCAAGTTTTATGTTCTTTTGAAATACTGCGCTGTAAGATTTTTCTTGCTTTTTTGCGATTTCATCGAGGATGTCATCGCTAGAGATTCTTACGTAGTCCTTATACTTTTTATCTTTTGAAAATGTGGATTTACCAGAAGTTGGGACACCACACAACATTATTAGTTCAGGCATCAGGATTTCTTTCTTTTTAATGCTTTTTTAGCACGTTTTTTAGCAGAATCTAATGCTGCTTTTGCTCCCAATTTAACAAGACCAACAATAAGAGAACCGTGGTGTTTGTTCTTAGTGCTTTTTCTTTGAGCACTCATTCTTTCTTGATAATCTGAACGAAGTTTTTCTTGCTTAGACTTAATTTCTTGTTGTTTTTCTATTGATCTTTGTTTGAAATCTTTTCCGGAACTTTCTTGTAGATTTAAAGTGAATATCTGTACGTTTTCAATAAAAAGTTTAAAAGATTTCATGTTAATATCTTTTTTAGATATTTATGAAATTGATTTATAATATGAGACAAAAATCCATTCTTGATCGAATGGTTCTTTCCCATCTAAAACAAATTCGGAAAACAATGCATCAGCATCATTAATCATATTTTGTTGAACCAGTTCAGTCATCCTATCACACCAATGGACTTCAACATTTGCAAGAATTTCTTCTCTTGTGATGTACATTTTGCTGTTCTCCTTGGTTGAATTAATTAGAGATCATCAAATTGATCTTGGAAATCTTTGAGAATTTTAATCTCCATTTGAAGACTAGCAATCATTCGTTCAAGTTCTTCAATTTTTTCTTGATGCTGTTGTTTGAGTTTAAACAACATATCATTGGAGTGTTTTACGTTTATTGTCATATCAGGTTGTGAAACTTTCTACTACTTGAGAACTTTCTTCTTCTGCGAGAGCGAATACCCTTGCATTCAAAATATTTTCTTTTAGATCGCTGTAAAACTTTTCATAAAAGTTACCATCGTCTTCTGCAGAAATAAGATCAAAACATTCTTCATCATCTTCTGCAATTACGTTCCAGATTCCACCATACTCACTGGAGGGAAAGGGAACGTAGTGATCAACAATGTAAAAAAACTTTTGTGCCATTTTTGTTTGTAAATTACCCCTTTAGTTTAGATGAATGCTTAATGTTTGTCAATTGCCTTTCAAATTCAATTTTCAAAGGCATCAGGTGAGAAACGAAGAACTGTTCATATGGAAGTCCTTCGATTAGTTTTGATAGGTTATCAACTTGCATCAGAGCAAAGATGATTTTTTGTTCGTCAGTCATTTACGATTAAAAGGGAGATTCCGACTGTCAAAAGAATTCCTACAAGAATTCCAGCAGAAAATAGAATCATTTTGCGTACTTACAATTAGGATGTGGTTTAGGAAGTTCTGCACACGCTTTATCATATGCCTTGAACAATTCTGCATCACGTTTGATCATCATAACATTCCACATTAGAACGGCAATAAATGCAAAGAACCAATAATACGATGTTTTCATTGCTGTTCGGTGGTTGGCATTACAAATTCGGCAACACGCTGCTCACCAGGAAGATCCTGCAGGCGATCGTACATCCGTTGAAACTGCACTCCCATCTGCATATAGTAAATAGAGAGTGCCCTGTTTTCTGCATCGTACAGAGCATCCTCCTTTTCTTGAAGAAGATCAATAAGGTCCAGCAGTTGTCCAGAGGTGAAAGTGATCGGTCCTTTCATCGGGTGGTTCCCTTGAGTACTCACATATTATAGAGGCAGAACTGCCTCACTGCGGGTCCTCTGTGCCAGTTTGGAAGTTGGCACATCCAGTTCCTCCATAATGATTTGTTTTGGTAGAAAGTTCCAGCAATAGTAACTACTGCTGAACGTGATCTTATCATTAGGACGACCATCAGGACTATGAAACTTCATCCGCTTATCAAACATCAGCAGTTGCAAATCCTTATCCTTAAACAACTGCTTGGGGGCACTATCATTCAACCAAGTGTTAGTCATAATCAGAGCAAATGGTTTGTTGAAAGACAGTGCCCGCTCAAAGAACTTACGTTTGTTTGTGAATGGTGGATTAGAAATAATCACATCCCATTCAAAATCTGGAGTGTAAGTAAGGAAGTCTTGTCCAGTGGAAATATGAGTAGAAATAACAAGATTTTGTCTGCCAATTTGTTTAACAAACTCACTTTCTTTAGTATCAAATGGACACCAAACTTTTGCATCCTTAGGAATATACTTAAGAATTGGAGTTACACCGTAAAACGGAGTGTAACATTCGTCATTGTTACCCTCCGAGTACATCAGTTTTCCACTATCAATCGTCATACAATGCGAGTCCCGAACTGTTGGATTTCTTTCTTGGTCAGACTACCAGAAAGGCGGGGATCTTTGTGCTTACCGTGAATCTTACGTTCCCAATCTTTCTTGAGTTTGGGAAGAAGAATCATAAGCACATCATCACCAGTGAGTTTCCATACTTCTGCTACTTTACCACCATCATATCGAGCAATGTAGTGGTTAGAGTATTTACCAAGTTTCTCTTCAATTAAATAACGTTCCTGCTCTTCCCAAGTATCCTGAACACTAATACCATTATACGTCCCATTGATAGAATTGGCAATCGTAGATTTATACTCACATTCACCATCTTCATCCACAGCATCAGCACCAGAATAAGTTTCTGCTACTTTATGACCAAGGATACCAGCAAGATGAATCTCACGGGAACGAGCATAAGAGAATGGATCTCCCCAACCTTGCTCCTCACAAAGTTGATACATCTGCTCAAATAGTTCTTGAAACTTTTGTTCAGGAGTCATAAATTTTTACTTAGTTTGTGTTTGTGTAGGTACATTTGGATTATCAAATCCTTTCTTAATATCTACTCCCTTTACAAATCCAACTCCACCAAGAATAAGAGCAAGTGCTAAAGTAATTGCTGCTTTAGTATGTCCAGTATCAGAATCGTTATCAGCATATTCTTCCACTGTTTGCCCTGTTGCCAATTGTCCGATCCAAGTGCCAAATGCTCCACCAATTCCCATCAAAATCCAAGGAGTGAAAGACATAAATGCCCATCCAGCAGCAATCAATCCAATAAGAGCAACAGTTCCTCCACCATCAAAACTGCCTGAAGAAGCAGAAGAATTGTTATTACTTACTTGTCGAAGATTAACAATTTGTTGAACATTGCCATGTTTGGCATAAATTTGCTGTGTTGCTCCTTGAAAAGTTGATGCTTCAACTTCTGTAGTAATCCTACCGACTTGAGAATTAACAAATACGTCTGCTTTCCAGGTTGCCATAAAATTACTTATTCATTTGGAGCGTAGGCACAGGCATACCACCTTCGGTAGGAACATAAATGGTCACATTACCATTCTTGCTACCATCTTCAAGACCAGTGATATACAGGTATTGGAGATACTCACGGTTGTCTTTCAGACTGTCACCAATAATCTGGTTTGCCTTGGCAACACCAGTAGCACGGATGATCTCAGCATCAGCAAGTTGTTGAGCACTATCTTTCTTTGCTTGTGCCTCAAGAACTGCTACTTGACGAGTATATTCTGCTTTTTGAAGTTCTGCTTTACCAGCAAGAGACTGCTGCCACACATTGTATTGGGGACCACCAATAAAGATGAGACCACCAATCACAATGGCAGCACCAATCATTACGACAGCGGCAGGTTCAAGAAATCCGTTTTGTTTAGTCATCAGCAATCCTCCATTTTAAGAAAATCTGGATCTTTTTCCAGAGTAGATTTAAGCAGTTCATTCATAGTACGACGGGCACGATAGTTTTGGATAATATCCATTACACAATACCCAAAGGCAAATCCTGCCATCATTTTGACAATCATTTAGAGGAACCTCCAGAGTTGTAAGTAATCATATTAGCAAGAAGGATAATCAAAAAGTTCTGCCAGAATGTCAGTGAGATACTAAACCAAGACAGAATGATTCCAAGAATCCATGCTTGGAAGAATAGTCCCGCCGTAGAAAGAACAATTACACCAAAAGCAACACCAAGAGCAGTAGAAGTTTTCATAAGTCAGTTATCAAAACGTTGTTTCCAAAGATCATAAGATCGATTTTTCATTTGATCAAGAAGATCATAACGCTTGCGAATTTCAGAATTTTCTGGAAAATCATAAACACAGGGAATTGCAAGATCCATCCCATCAATGGCATGATTCAGAATAGAATTAAAGAGATCGTGCTCTTCAAAAGTAAATTCCATTATGACCGATTGTTGATCACAATAGTTTTCTTCAGTCAATTCAGTGGTTTCCATAGTAATCAAACGGCAAGAGCAGCAGAAGGAATTTCGACCAGTTCGGGAAGTTTGCTGTCATCGAACTGATGCATATTGTAGCACACCCATTCACCGTTGCGAAAGATGTAAGCAAACTCTTCGCTGTTGTCTGGAAGCAGATACTCACACAGATCAGCATCAAGGCGAGGAGGACAGTCTTCACCACGCTGAGAATAGTATTCGGGACCATAAACGCCCTTCACAGCACTATCATCCCAGCGGGAATCAGTCCAGCAAGAGGACATATCACCACCATCAATCAGTTCAGCAGCTTTGGCACGAGTGTTGTAATGAGTGTTGAGAATACGACCCAACCACTCGGGATAACCATCCCAGTGGTGATACACAGAGAGCACAGAACCGTTCTTGAGTTCGATACCGATGCGAGCGCGGGTTCCCATTGGGGGCGTTGGTTGATTACCCACATATTATAAGGGGCATCCCAGCGAACCAGGATGCCCCTTGTGACACTACTTAAATTGTCCCATCACTCACTCAGAGAACTTCCTCTCCAGTTCTTAGGTGGTGGCGGATCGCATTTTCCTTCCAATGACCTAACCATCAATTCTGCAAATTTTTCCATTTTTTCTGCAGAGACTGTCTGAGGAGCATAGCTAATCGCTTCTTTCAGAGCAACCAATTCATTCCATTCTTCTGTGCTGAGATCCGTTGTAGATGTTTTGGGAAGAGTCATAATTTTTTTGCGATGGTGTTCAAATAATACCATTCATATACACTACTATCTAGAAACTTAATGTTTTCTTTGGGATCACGTAACAATACTTAATGATCATTGATCTCCGCACTTATGTTTTGAATATCTTTTGCTTTTTTTAAAAGATAATTTAAGTTGAAAATTAGTTCATCAAAATTGTCCTCAGTTTTACCAAGTAAAGATTCTTGAATTCTTTGAAATGCCGCTATCGTTTGAATGGTTAAATTTTCAGACATTGGATTATTTGAATTTGTCTCATTATAGTTAGCAATTCAAAGTATGTAGCATTTCAAGATTACTTACATAAATCCATCCAATCCGAAAATTGAAGGTCCAAAAGAACCATCATCATTTTTATTTTTAAACATATTTTCAATTTTATCAGACATTGCATCAAGTGCAATAATACTTTCGATATTCAATATTATTTTATGTCTATTTTCAATTTTTTCAAGGGTGGAAATCCCTACTTTCTCTACTTAATTCTTCAAGACTATTCATAATTTCGTAGAGACAATTTGAAGTCTCTATGTTTTCTTCCTCCAACTTTTTGATTCTTTCTTTTAAGGATTCAATTTCATCAAGAAGTGATGGAATATTTTGTAGTTCTTCTGAAAATGACATTATTTATCCGACGACCCTCCAACATACAACAGCGTTGCCCTTGCGCGTAGAAGCAATATGAGAGAAAGCGCCATAAGAAAGATCAATGTCAGCATGAGAAAATGGACCACGATCATTTATTCTTACAATTACTTGTTTGAGATTATTTTGATTAGTCACCCGTATGCGTGTACCCATAGGTAGATAAGGATGAGCTGCAGTCCAACGATAAGCATCAAACCGCTCACCGTTCGCAGTAATTTTCCCATGAAATCCGTCTCCAATCCCATAGTATGTAGCAATGCCACAAGTCAATCCAGCAATCAAAGTTTCAATCATTAAGTTTCAAATCCACAGTAATTGATTCATTCATTCAAATACAGCGTTCACAGAAATAACTTTTGCATTAGGATTTCTTGCAATAGCAACTTCTTTTGCTTCTTTGTAATCTCTTGCATAGACCTCTTCATAGAAGGTTTTGCCAGCGACGTAGAGTTGAACTTTACATTTCATTATTTTATGAAGTGAATTTTTTCTTTGGGTTTGTTGAGTTGATTTTTAATGAACTTGGTTGCGGATTCTAATGAATAAAATTTTATGACTTTTGGAAATACTTCCATTTCCATAAAATTTAACCATACAAAAAACCTTTTGTGTTGAGGGAAAAAACATACTTCTCCCGTCATATCAGTTTTTTCTACAATTCGGTATCTCATTGTATTTTGTCTGATGGAGGATAATAGAGTCTGTGTATGGGTCTATCATACTCTTCATCATTCCAATGTCGGATGACTCCAGCAACAATGAAACAATTTGTAATGAGATATGTAAGAAAAATAAAAGTTCTGATTAGAGCAACGGTGTCGGATTCTTTATCGCATTTAGATGCTTTTTCTCCAAGTGACTTTGCCCACCACCTCCACATAGTTTTATTTTTCTTTGTCATTTGAGGTTTTTTAGAACACCGTGGAAATTTGCGTGACCATGATAGAATATCCCACCAATAACCAAAATGTCAAGCAATATAAGAACAACTAATAGTATAATATGTGGTTTATAACTATTACTCATCTTCAACTTTTCTTGGTTTGGTTTTTGTTACAGAATAAGACCCTTTCTTTATTTTATATCTATCTAAGTATTTTTTTAGATGTTCTTCGCAAACAAAGTAACAAACTTTTGGTTCTTTTCCTTCTTTATAAGAAAGTGTAATTGGAAAAAATTCGTGGAAAGGAGGAGTTTCTAAAGATACTGGTTCCTCCTTTTGTTTTCTTCGACTTTGAGGTTTAACTTTGACTGGTTTTTTCTTTTTCACTATGAATTTCAGCAAGAAGTTTCAAAAGTTCTGGCGTTTCTTCCCATTCCCAAATTGTACCGTCTTTTTGAGTATAAGTGCGAGTTGTCATAATTTTCCTCCAACAGTTCCTTCGTATGATTTAGATTCGGACCATCCTTCTTGAATGCCCTTAAGATAAAACCTTGTTGCTTTTACACATTCCTCTTCGTTCAATGAAGTAACGAGTTTCTTCCCATCTTTATCTTCAGAATGAAAAGTTTCCCATTTTGCTTTAATTACTTGAAAGCAATCATCATACCATTTAATTTCTTGACTCATCTGTTTCTAAAACTTTCAAGGTATTCATTCATTTGTTCCACATACTGACTATGGTAAATCTTCAATACTGGAGTGTATCTCAGATGATGATTGCCAGTATATAACCAATGCCTCATCAGTTCAATGTCTCCACCGAACATCACGTATAGGTTATCATAGAATCTCAGAAATTGCAAATTATTTTCAATTCCTTGGTAACCGACAGAAAGATCTTGAGATGCTTTTTTTACCGCGTCAAGAACTAATTGTTCATTTAATTTCATTTTTCCTGCGAAATTCTTCTTCTAATTCTTTTGCAATTTTATCGTATTTTCTATTCATCATAAAATTACTAATAGGGTTCTTCGGATGCAGTCTAATCATCCAAAAAACCCTTTCTGTGTTTAGTTTTATTATTTTTGTAAGAAGTACAATATAATCTGCTACGTTAGCATCAAGAACTATCATTACACCAATGATAGAAAATATCAAAAATAAAAGGTAATGATAGTTATTCATTTTATTTTACTATGATTTTAAATTTAATTATAGCGAAGTTTTAGATCATTTAAGTATTCAATAAGACATTCTTTAATTTCATCTAACTCCGCTTCACACATAGACTCTTTTGCTTGTTCTCTAATATCTCTGTGTTTAATGTGAAGGTCTTCAAGCATTAGATCTATTGCTTGAATAACTTTTTTATTTTTTTCTGTCATTTTTGTCTGGCAGTATTTTTACTGGACAGGATGGAACCGCTTTTTGTAACTCATACACTATTTCATTCTGTTGCTGCGGCGACAGAAGTGCAATTCTCCTAAGTTTTGTTACAATTCCAATTACTTGGTTGCAAGTTAATATAGTAACCAAAAATACTGGCTCCATTGTGGTTTCCAGAACCTGCACTTATTTAGACTGATTTTTGAATCCGCTGGAAGATTTGTTTTGTTTGGGGTCTTCTACTGTAATATAATTTAAATAATTTGTTTTTCTTACATTAGAAAACCAGAAATCTCTAGCATCCTCATAACAGTCAAATTGCTTAGACTTACCATTACAAAGATAAACTTTGTAAATATGTCTATCGTAGGGATCGTATGAGGTTTGCTTAAAAATTTCCATTACAGTTTAATCCAACGATTGTTTTCTAAAGTCCAATTGGTAACATCTGCAATTCGTTCTTTGACAGACTTGGCAGGTTCCCAACCAAGTTCTTTCATTTTACTGCCATCAAGAGCATAACGAAGATCATGACCAGGACGAGAAGAGTGAAAATCGATCAATTGATACTTGAGATCCTTTCCTTGTGCTGCTGCAATGATCTGAGCGAGTTCAAGATTATTCAGTTCTTCTGAACCTACAATATTAAACTTAGGACACTTTGCATCTCCCCAGGTAGGTTCAAATGTATCCTCATAATTCAAAAGGAACAGAATTGCGCTAGAAACATCTTCAGCGTGAATATAATGCCGAGATCCAGGAATTGTACAAGTTTTATCGCTATGAATTGTAATCGTTTCACCGTCACGGATCTTGCGAATGCACATAGGAATGTATTTCTCTGGATGCTGACGCTCACCAAACACATTCATTGTATGAGTAATATAAACGGGAAGACCGTAAGTATTCTCATATGCTACTGCTAGTTCTTCACCACCCGCTTTACTTGCGCTGTAGGGATTAGTTGAGTTGTAACGATCATTCTCTTTATATTTGATTCCATCTGGAGCAGGACCAAACACTTCATCTGTGCTGAAATAAACGAATCGCTCAAGATTAGTTTGAGTCCGAGCAAATTCAAGAATATTGCACGTTCCTACTACGTTGTCAAGAACAAACTCCATAGGATACTCGATACTACGATCAACGTGAGACCCAGCAGCGAGATGGAGAATGTAATCAACTTGACCAATTTCAGAACGTACCAGAGGATTGAGTTCTGCCTTAAGATCATGATGAACGACTTTTACACGTTTCCGAACTTCAGGATCAAATGAAACTATAAGATCGTGAAGACGATTAAGATTTCCGCTATAATCCAAACGATCCAGAGTTGTTATTTGCCAATCTGTATGATTGAGAAGATACCCAATCATATGATGAGCAATAAAACCTGCGCCGCCTGTAATAAGAACTTTTTTCATAAGATTAAATTTGATCTAAACTTTCGATTTGTGAAACTGGTACTTCATAAGAATCAATTCTATACCAATGCTCTTCATTTCGCAATCCCAAGTATTCAATATCTTCGCACTTATTTTCACGAAGAAATGCTTGAAGTTGCAAATGCATAAGTTCAGATGAACTCACAGAATTCATTTTTCGATCTTCCAATGTTCGTTTCCTTGCTTTTGAATCCAAAAACAGTATTGGCGATTGAGAGAAACAAGAAACAGTTTATCATCAGTTTCCTGTTCAACTTCACAAGAATGAAAATTATCCATAATGTTAATGAATCGATTCTTTGCTTTTGAACTCAGAGGAGTTACGCTAACAAATTTCTTTTTCATTTTTGTTTGAATTAACATAGGTAGTCTAATGGGTTTGGGAGATTACTTGACAAAGACTGTGCCAGTTCCACAGGTGGATTCCCTGTGCTTTTTAATAAATGCAGTTGCCTGACGAACTGTGCTTACATCAGTCAATTGCTCACCATTGTAGATGATAACAAGTCGCTTTCCCCAAGGAACAACAGCATAATTATCATTCGTAATAAATCCTTCTTTCATAATTTCACCTTTTAATTACTGAAACTGCGACATCACCTTTCTCAAAGATAACATCAACGACATTCTGCACTGCACGAGCAGTAGAACCAGAGTTCTTGTCAAACACAGGGCAGATCACGAGACCGAACGATTTAGTATAGGATAGCAGGTTGCCAGGAGCAATAGCACCAGAGCGAATTCCTGCAGCATCGTTAGGGTGAAGACGAAGAGTACGTCCAACAGTCTGACCGATTCCGATCACATCCATAGAGCGCATAAAGATCACTGCCTCCAGAGCAGAAATATTGATACCCTCAGCAAGAATACTGTGGTGAAGAACCACAAACTTCTTGGAAGGATCTTTGCCCCAAGCATTCAGGACATCAAAGAATACCTCACGATTGACTTTGTTGCCATCAATAAATGCACCGTGCTTAGAAGTAATGTGCATCAGAGAGTAACCTTGATCAGCAAGTTTCTGAGCAAACTGAGTCTCAGAAATCAGACCAATAATATGCTTAGTTGCCTTAGCGCAGATCAGAATCTTATTGACAGGATTCTCATCAATACAATTCAGAAGATATTCGCAGTCACGGTCAGCAATGCTTTCGCCCTTGACAGATAGACGTTGCTGAGTTGCAACAACCCTAGGAGGAATAATGTAACCACCACGAACAAGTTCAGGAGCAGGAACTTTGGCAATGATAGGACCATAAACCTCAGTATCATTCATACCAGGTTTATGAATCACTGCAGAATACTTAGGAGTTGCAGTGAAGAAATAGCAACGCTTTGCTTCAAAAGCAAAGTGCTCAGTAGCAGGATAAAAGTTTTTCTTTACACTATTGTGTGCTTCATCGAAATAGATTGTATCTACATCGATCTCTGCCTTAGCAAGTTTATCAAGAGAATTGTAGGTAGTGAAGATCAGTTTGTGACCTTCCATTGCCTCGTGCCAAGCACGAATCTTAAGAGGATTGGTAGTAGAGAAATGATGAGTCTCACCACTATGAACGTGCATTACATCAGCATTGGTGATAAACTCCAGATACTCACTGGACAGTTGCTCAGCGAGAAGGATCCTAGGAGCAACCACAACGACCGTCTGAGGCGTCTCAGAGCGAAATACACGCATAGCATCACAAATACCCACAAGGGTCTTTCCGCCGCCTGTAGGGAACACACAGATGCCTTTCAGATACTTCAGGAGAGCATCCAGAGCAATTTGTTGGTGGGGGCGAAGTGAAATCATGTGTTTCATTGATTACAGAGTAATTATAGCAACAACAGAGACACCCTAGGAGTGGGCTTGTGCCAGTTCCTAAAGTGTCTTTAAGAGTTCTTGATATTAAATGTCTTGAACCCGAGCAAAGCGATTATACCCAGATTCTTATACTCTTGTCAAATACATCTCACAAAGAATTGATTCAACAAGATGTGCTTCTATTTCCCACGGTTCATTTTCATAGTCCAAGTGAGAACAATCAACACCTCTCCAGTATCTTTTTGGACCTTTATCTCTAAGGTCTCCACGAACGTGTTGGAATACATGTTGCAATTCGTGGAGTAATGTCTTAATATATTCTTCTCTACTCATCCGATTATGAATTTCAATTAAAAAACAACGAGGTCTATGGTCACAATCAGTGACTGAGCACCATCCATAAACACCCTCTCTTAAAAGTCCTCTATGTTGGACAACAATCTCAATCTTATGTCTTGGGATGAATTTTTTTACAAACCAAGTTACAACATCCTCGCAAAGAGTCTTGCTGTACTTGTATCCAGATGTCTCAAGAAAAAGCATAATTAAGAACAGCGTTGGTGAGACGAACACCCCAATTCATTAGAAGCATAAAACTTCCGATGAAAAGAAGTCTATCAATGTTGGAGTAACTCACGATTTTTCCTCAGGACTCCCTTAGTATAGGGCGGTAGGTCCCGATTGGAATCGTTTATGTGCCAGTTTGAGGATCGTCCTTTATTCTTCTTCTCATACCCAAATATTCTCGTTCATCATATAAATTATCTTTAAATTTTCCATTTGCATCTACATAATGTAAAAATGACTGCAAATACCAGTCCTGAGTAAATTTAGGTCTCCAGTGATATAATTCACATCCCTTGTATAAACATAAATCTCCCAAATTTAATTCTACTTTTATTGCATCACTTTTATCTTCGTTTCGACTAAAATAAATTGGATTTATTTCCTGATCTTTTGGGAATCCTAAAGCAAGAGTTGCTGATATTTCGCAAGATGGTCTATCTCGATGAATTATTAGTTCATCGTGCTTTCCATAACATCTAGTATAGGTATAGGTGGGAAGTAAATGTATTCCAGATATTTTACTTAGAGTTTTTGTAGAACCATCTAGTATAGTATCCATTAAAGGATCACCATAAAATGCAAAACTAAACGGTGCTTGGGCATCCTTTTTTTCTTGACCTTCACCAGAACATATTCTAGTATAGAAATAATGTTGTATAAATTTTACAAAATCTAGTTCTAAAAAATTTCTAACAATATAAAAACCCGATTCTTGAAATTCCATAGTAATTATCTAAATGCGTTTCCATGAATCCATCCAACTAAAGTAAATCTTTCTCCTTTTGTTACTGGAGTTACTTCGTGTAAAGTGTAAGATGGAAAAAATATAGTATGCCCTTTTTCTTTTTCTATGATATTATTTTCGTGTGAATTATGAAGAATTAATTCTCCTCCTTCATATTCAGAAGGATCTGATAATTGAACAACAATACTAAGTTTTCTATTATGTGGAATTTTCCACTGGAGAGGATCTATATGTGCTTTATAGCACCCATTTTCCGTAGAATTATAATGAGTGAATTGAAGTCTTTCTATTTTGTTTAGATCAAATTCAAACCATCTTTCGTTGACCATTTTGATATGATCAGTCAATCTTTCATATATCCATGATGTATGTTGATTGATAGGAATCCAAGAAACCATAGATCTTCTATGGTCTAAACAATCTTCACCATTTCCGCCAGTGGTTGCTCTTTCCATACACAAAGCTTGCCCTATCATTCTAATATGATTTATTTCTAAATCATTAAAGATGTCATTTTTCCAAATCCATCCTGGATAATCTTTAGAATTCAAATACCAATAATCTGAATCTGATTTTTTTAAATCTTCAATTTCAAGTTTGCTATTTTTTAAGGAATCAAATGATTTATCTGACTCATAATATTTTGAGATCATATTTCAAGAGTTTAACTGAGTTGATGGCCAATTTAAATTTAAATTAACATTAATAAGTTCTTCAAGAGTATTTGCAAGATTAATTCTCGTGCATAATTCTACTTCAATATCAAAACATTTCTGAATATACCATTCCAAATAATCTGCAATTTTAATTAATTCTTCACCAGTAATAGTTCTATAAGTATCAACAAATTTCCAAGCAAAATTTTTATTTGGAAATTGTTTTGCAAGTTCTCTTTTCAAAAATAGTGCTAATCTAGTTCTTTCATCAGTTTGAATTCTATCATTATCTATAGTAATAAGAGTTACTTCTTTTTCCCATCTCTGAGTTGCAATTATCTTTTTAATTTTGCTCTTACTAAATTCTAACCATTGAGAATCATAATTATATTCTAGAATTTCTGGATTATTCAGACAAATCCAACCAAGAGTTTCATGTCCAGCCCAAGAAAGATCGGATAGTTCCTCATCATTATGGGCTGGTAATCCATGAATATTTCTCCAGTTTTCTGGAAGTGACTGGGCGTGATCTATTATAGTTTTTGATTGTTTATCAACTAAAACATATAGATCATTCATTATTGCCATTTGATTGTTCCTCTGAATTATCGTTAGAAGGATAAGATGCTTCTTCTGGTTTTGATTCTTTTAACTGTTTTTTCTTATTGGAGCTACTAAGTCTTCTTCTTTTTGGTGCTTCTGCAATTTGCCAGGGAGCAGATCCTTTCCAAGAAACTGCATGTGGATCTTCAACATCAACATTCCAACCTCTCCAAGAAGCAAAATCAACTCTAGGTCTCATCGCAATTTGAAGACCAGCACCAGCAGCAAGTTGTTCAATTAATTCAACAACTTCAACAGGTTGCATTTGCGCCCAAACTGTTGCACCATCAGATCTCAAAATTAATTCACACACACCACCAAAAGCAGTTCCAACAGTTACAGATCTTGCACGATATTTGTTTTGAGCAATAGAAGCATATTCATGCTCCTCATACATTTCTTCAATTTTTTGTCTCAACTCAGACTTTGGTTTTGAAGGCATAAAAATCACTCCTTACAAAAAGTATTTTTAGTATTTATTACAGTTTATTGACGCCAAGAAATTGTAATAAATCCCCCAGGTGGAACTTGTATTGGATAATTTGTAAATGGTGTTACAACAACGTTCGTTGCAGTCGATTGATTTGCTTGAAATCCAGGATTTCCTGGATTAGAGGTTCCAGGATTGCCAGGTGCCCCAAAGTTACCTAATCCACCAAGATTTCCCGGATTTCCTGGAACACCTGGATTTCCAGCAGGACCTGGATTTCCTGGATTTCCTGGGATACCTGCTCCTGCTGCAGTAGTTGGATTTCCTGGATTACCTGGAGACCCAGCATTACCATCTGCTCCCACTTGACCCGCACCTCCAGGGTTTCCTGGGTTTCCTGCGGGACCTACATTTCCCGGATTTCCTGCATTTCCTGGATTTCCTGGATTTGCACCAGATCCGGGATTTCCTGCAGTTCCTGAATTTCCTGGATTTGCACCAAATCCATCAGATCCTGGATTTCCACTTCCGCCAGAATTACCAGATCCTCCAGAAGTACCAGCGCCACCACCGCCGCCACCACCACCGAATCTAGGAGTTCCTCCGGGAGTTGGAACTTGTGCTCCTGACCCACCGGCACCACCACTTCCTCCACCTTGACCGGATCCACCGTTACCTGCAGTTATCCCTGAACCTGGATTTCCTCCTGGATTTCCTCCTGAACCTGCATTTCCTGGTCCAACTCCTGGGACACCAGCGTTTCCGCCACCACCACCATTTCCACCGCCACCAGCATTTCCACCAGATCCATTAAAACCGCTATTTCCTGGATTTCCTGAATTTCCCGAACTTCCTCCAGATCCTGCTTGACCTGGATTTCCTGCATTTCCTGCGTTTCCTCTTACTCCATTATTTCCTGGATTTCCTGTTGTTCCAGCATTACCCCCACCTCCATTCTGTCCAATAGTTCCTCCCGCACCTCCAGCCCCACCAGTTCCGTTAGTTCCGGCATTTCCTGCATTTCCAGCTCCACCAGCATTTCCTCCAGTGCCAGCATTTCCTGGATTACCCGCATTTCCACCATTTCCACCGATACCTTGATTTCCTGGATTTCCTGCATTACCACCCAATCCATTTGTTCCTGGATTGCCTGGATTTGCAGTTCCCCCATTACCAAAAGCACCTCCAGGAAAAACCACACCGAAAGCAATAGCAGCATCACCAACATTTCCCGAATTACCAAAAATTCCAGTATTTCCCGGATTTGCTCCAGTGCCAATATTTCCAGCAACTCCAGGATTTCCCAATCCTCCGAGATTTCCTGGATTACCTGGATTTCCCGGATTTCCATTAGGACCTGCGTTTCCTGGATTTCCTGCTATTCCTAGATTTCCTGGGTTTGCTCCTGTACCCGGATTTCCTGGAGTTCCTTGAGTTCCTGCTGCAGCTCCAGTTCCAGGATTTCCTGGATTCCCCACTTGTCCAGATCCTGCACCAAATCCATCGGATCCTGCAGACCCCAAAGTTCCTGTTCCCCCATCAGAACCTGGGTTTCCCGATCCACCAGAATTTCCTGCACCACCAGTACCAGCACCACTTCCTGAACTTCCAGCACTTCCAGTGCCTCCAGCATTTCCGGCGTTTCCCGATCCAAAAGATCCACCAGTACCACCACTACCACCAGTTCCACCAGTTCCATTATTTCCACCAGAACCAGGGCTTCCTGCTCTATCTGGACCTTGCTGAACGGGACGACGAGCACCTCCGCCGCCGCCGCCGCCGCCTCCACCTCCAGAAGATCCTGGATTTCCTGGATTTCCTGCAGATCCACCGGCACCGCCGGATCCATTAAATCCATCATTTCCAGGATTTCCAGCAGATCCACCGACACCATTATTTCCCGGATTTCCTGCGTTTCCTGCATTTCCTCCTGCACCAGCGTTACCTGGATTTCCTATATTTCCACCAACTCCAGGATTTCCCGTAGCACCTTTATTTCCTGGATTTCCAGCATTACCTCCAGTTCCTACAATTCCAGCATTTCCTGGATTTCCCGCACCTCCTGCGCCGCCCGCATTTCCAGTATTTCCTTGATTTCCAGCATTTCCACCAGTTCCACCTTGACCTTGATTTCCCCTATTTCCCGCATTTCCTCCAGTTCCCTCAATTCCAGAGTTTCCTGGATTTCCTGGACCACCATATCCAACAACTGTTACTTCAGTCGCTCTAACTGGAGCAGTCCAGGTTCCAGGAGTACTAAAAGTTGCCGTAAGAAGTTGTTTGGATGATGAGATTAATGACTTTCTGGAAATTATTGACATCGGTGTATCTAGTGATTTTGATTAATCAATCATAAAAAAACCAACCAGTAGCAATATATTTCGCTTTATCTCCATAAACAACATTACCTCTATGTGTATGAGTAAATCCAGCTGGCCAGATAATCATACAATTTTCTTTTGGTGGAATACGAAGTCTTTGATATATAAATTCAGTTTCGCCTGCACATCCTTCGTCAAGAGTATTTAGATACAATGAGAATGCCAAAGCTCTATTTTGCATTCCATCTCCACTTTGTTGCTCACAATGCCAAATATGATATCCACCTCCAGGAGAAGTTTTTTGTAATTTTATAGTAGAAGATCTTAAATTTAAATCTCTTAAAATATCATATTCTCTCACATAATCATCAAAACATTTTTGCAATCCATCCCAAAACATTCTTACCGTATTTTTCCCCCTATAATCTTGCAAAGAATGATTTGCTAAATTAATAAAATAAAATTCATCTTGTTTTTCTAATTTTTTTCTCCCTTCTGAATCCTGTCTATTACCAACGTGCCCACCTTCATGGAATAATTCAAATTGTTCTATAAGATGATTACAATATCCTATTGGATATACATCTTCATACATTCCAATAAAATTTGTGTATTTTGAGTCCATAGTAAAATATAATTAATTTTTAATTAACTGAAATTGAACATTGCAATATTTCCATACCATGTTGTTCCATTATTGGGAGTTAAGAAAATCCAAACATCGCTTATATTTGCACCAGTAGATCTAGATGGTGGAATGTTATCTGGCCATTTTACTGAAGCAGGCCAAGTTACAGAATAACCACCAACAGAATCATTTGTTAAAATTAAAGTAAATGATGCAGAACCAGTTGATACACCCGTCTGAATATTAAACGTTGTATTTCCAACTAATGTTGCTGTTATCACATTTCCTTGAGATAATGAAATTGTAGTGATTCCACTTACATTACCTAGGGCATTTAAAGTTTCTGTATAATTTCTAATTGTTACATCACTAATTGTTCTACCTGCACTGACTAATGATGTATTTCCTAAACTAATAGATCCAGTTACTAAATTAGCAGAAGTCAAATTTCCAGTGATAGAAACTGTTCCACCAATAGATGTATTTCCACTTATGGATGAACTTCCACCTATAGATACATTTCCACCAATAGTAGAAAATCCAGAAACATAAGAGTTTCCAGATACCCAAAGTGCCTGATTTGCTACTGTTGTTCCAACACCAATATTTCTTGTCGTTACAATTCCAGTTGCTACAGATTCCCATTTACTGAGTTTTAATTCTGGAATTACTCCAGTAAGACCAGCACCAGATCCATAATAAGTTATAATTCCAGATGTTGCACTTATACTATTAATACCAATTCTGACATTACCGATTGTAGTAATGCCAGATATAATTGCAGATCCTTTTACTTGGACTTTTACCTGAGGAGATAATGTACCGATTCCGACGAATTGGGAGTCGGATCCAGTTGCAAGCGTAATGTTTTGATTGACATCATCAACTTCTACAAAGTTACTAAATTGGGAAAATTCTCTGTTTATTGCCATCGTTACACTTTCTAATTATTTATTATAAACACCACGAGGGAATACTTGACCTTGTGAAGGTCTTCTTCCTGTCAGCCATCCTGGTCTCGTTTCTGTCACTTGAGAACCAAGATTTATATTACCAACACTTACAGTTCCATTAGAAGGTTCAATTGTATAAGAACTTGTAGATTGAACTTGGAATGCTGCAGTTGATGCAAATCCAACAACTGCTGTTGTTAAATTGGGAATGCTATAATCTGCCATTAGACTGTCCTCGCACAGAAGAGAATACCACGAGTTCTTGTAGTTTGATTGTAAGAACCAGTAATTACAGTATAAACTTCGGAACCACTGATGGTGATTGTGTCACCTTGTTGGATGTTTGCAGATGGAACTCCATAATCAAAATCAATTAATACAAAATCATCTGGAAGATAATAAGGACAAGGTGCTATCTGAGCACTCAAAGGAATTCCTTTTATCACCGCATTATAAAAAGTATTAGAATTCAGTGTCTCGAAATTATTATACCCACCAACAGATATTGCTGCATTTCTTGTATAGAATGTCATATCAGTTGAACTTTCTTGATTAAATTGAGAAGATTCATAAGTTGTATATTTTATTGCATTAGAACCACCATTACTATATCCCCATTCTGCTGATCTTCTTGTTTGACTGTCATTTGCCAAATAAGTATGGAATACAATTTTTGGTTGTGATGTGGCACTTGCTTGTGGAACAATTCTAGTAAATCCACCTAAGAATAGATAATCTAAATCCCAAATAGGTGTAGTGAAATTGTGAAAGAAAAATACTTCAAAACTATTATCATCAATGTTAAGAGATGATAATGTTGGTTGTTTATATGCAAAAACGGCAAAGTTTGGATCTATTCCAGATCGATAGACATTTAAATCTAATTGGTATGAATTAGATGATGCAATAGTAAGTCCCCCGTTAGCAAAATTTGGTCCAGAGGTTGTGGTATAATCAGTTGCAGCTCCAGATGGATCATACACAAACTCAAAACCATAATTACCAGCAAATCTATTTGCATAAAGATTTCCTCGATCATTAGTATTTGTAGTATTCCACGGATGAAATGATGATCCTTGAGCTATAGAAATTGCTGTTGTTGATGCTTGAATTCCCCTATAAGTATCCCCAAACCTCTTATTTGATTGGATAGTGTGCCTCAAGACTCCCCAAGGAGCAGATATGCCTGCAGTTACATCTTTATCGTAAAATGAACTTGTGGATCCATATTGAACTGGAGATGCTCCACCTGCAACTTGAACTGTAAGTCCAATTGCTACCGCACCATTACTAGATCCACCAATATCAGCAGCAGATAAAGTTACATATTCTCCATTTGTGTATCCAACTCCAGGACGATTTACCCAAATATTTTGAATAATTCCAGCACCTCTATAGATGTAAAAACTGGCTCCAGTTCCAATGCCAGTTGTAGTAGCAACAGGAACATCATAATAATATGTGTTCCCAACTCCAATAGTTCCACCACCACTATATGCACTGATACCAGTTACAATACCACTTACAGTATTTCCGTGCCATCCTAACCAAGTAAATGCTTCTTCAAGTTGAAGAATAACATCAGTTGCAGCATATCCCGCTGCCTTAGAAATGGTCGTAGTTGTGATTGCCATTTGTTACTTATGCCTCCAGTTGAAGAATGGTTAGAGTTGCTGTGATTGCTTGTGTAGAACCAGAAAGATTTGTAATCGACGCATAAATTGTGGTATCAGCAGGATTATCAAGATTACCACCCATTACAAAAGGAGAAATAATTTGAGTTGTTGAGATTCCAGTAGTAATTACCTCAGCAATTACTCCACTTCCAGGTGCTGGATCAACTCCTTGCGATCTGGAAACATCAGCAGCACGAGATGCACTATCTGTATATAGTCTTAACCAACCTGCAGTGGAAAGACCAACTTTCATCAGAGCATAAGACTTAAATCCAGTAATATTGGTATTACCAATTCCATTATTTGCAATTGAGGTTGTCACACCAGTTACAACTGTTCTTGATTGCAGAGAACCACCAGATGCGGTGATTGTTGCAATACCAGCATTAAATGTAACATCAAGACCCGTTCCAAAATTAACTGTTACTGCAGATCCAACGTTTGCATTATCATCTTTAACGACAATACCAGTTCCCGATGCGGTGACATTTAAAAGTTGAGAACCATCAATCGCAGGAAGTGATCCAGTTAATTGACCAGCAGGAATATTTGTCAGACCCGATGCAGAACCAGAGAACGATGATGCAGTGATAATTCCAGCAGAATTTGTATTTCCAGAAATACTTAATTGATTTGTAAAGGTAGTTCCAGTGACTGTTACACCAGTTCCAATGGTTTCAAATTTCTTGGAGTTATTATAGTAGAGTGCTACTGAACCATTTTGATTTGCTTCAATTAATTGTTCATCATTTGCAGAATTATTAATTAATAATCTACTAGTTAAAATTCGTAGATCACCAGTGCTCTTTATAGTTTGTCCAGTAGCACCATTATAATATAATTCCAATTCGTCGGAATTTCCAATCTTGATAATTCCATTAGTTGCAACTTTTAAATTGCCAGTATTTAAATTAATGTTATTAGTGAATGTAGAAACACCAGAAACATTTAATTGATTAAAAGTCGAAGTTCCAGAAGTATTAATACCAGGAATAGAAGCAGAAACAGTAGCAATTCCAGAAGCGAAGGAAACACTTATATTTGAACCGAAGTTAATTGTTCCTGCAGTTCCAACTGGAGTCGCATCATCTTGAATTACAACTCCACTACCACTACCAACGACATTGATTAGTGCAGAACCATCAATTGCAGGTAATGTTCCAGTTAGTTGTGAAGCATTTAGAGTTCCATAGAAACTTGTAGCAGATACAACACCAGCAACTGTGAGTGCTTCTGTAACTACTGTAGTCTTAATGCCAACATTACCACTGGAGTTGATATATTGTCTGATATTTCCTTGACCATCAGCAATGACTACATTGTTTGATGAAGTTCTGATGTCGAGGTTTCCAGAGTTTCCATCATAAGCACCAAGGATTACATTATAAGATCCTGTAGAAACTTTTTGTCCTGCTCTCTCACCAATACCAATGTTATATTGACCAGTGGTTGTATCATAGTAAGAAAGTTCTCCGATACCAATGTTTCTTCCTTGACCACCACTTAATGAGAAGAGAACCTGATCGCCAATTGCAATATTTCTACCGCTTCCAGATCCAGCAGGTAAATTACCAAATCTTAGGTTTGATGAAGCATCTGCCTGAATTCTACCAGCAGAAATAGTAGCAATACCACTTACATTTAGTGAAGAAGCATTTGCAGTTCCACCAGTAAGGTTAGTAGCATCAGTGATAGAACCAGTAATGTTTCCAACTACATCACCATAAAATGCTGTAGCACTTACAATACCAGTGCTTCCATATATGGTAACACCAGTCCCAATTGTAGCAATACCAGAAACATTTAACTGATTTGTAAAGGTAGTTCCAGTGACTGTTACACCAGTTCCAATGGTTTCAAATTTTTGGTCTAATATTCCACTAGAACTTGCTGGATGATAAAGTTTTACTGATCCATTATTAAATAATGCATAGTAGTCTCCACCAGTTTGAGTAAATGAGTGAGTTGGAGCCCTATGGTCATTGGTTCCCGTAGGGTGTGCATTATTAAAAATAACTTGACCACCATTAGAACGTGTTAAAGTAAAATATCTTGCTCCTCCACTATTACCAATCCAGAGTTTGATTGGTTCGTCTGATCCACTATACGATCCAGTATCAAAAAGAATTCCACCAGTGCCAGCATTTATTCTTCCGTTAAAAGTAGAAACACCAGAAACATTTAAAGTCTCAAGAGAAGTGTTTCCTGTAACTGTAAGAGCACTTGTTGGATTTGTGGTTCCTATACCGACATTAGAAAGAGTATGGATTCCTACTCCGGCAGTTCTCCAATAAGAATCTCCAACACCAGAACCTGAAATATTTGTGAGTCCGCTACCATCTCCAACAAAAAATGCAGCGGTTACGATTCCAGAGAAACGAGAGTTTCCAACTACATGGAAATCAGTAACTGGATTAAATGTATTGAAACCAACTCTACCAGAAGAATTTATATATTGTCTGATATTCCCTTGTCCATCAGCGAGGACAATATTATTTGATGAATTTCTAATATCTAAATTATTTGAGTTTCCATCAAATCTACCTATAATAACATTATTATTTCCAGTTAAAAATCTTCCCGCTCTTTCTCCAATAGCAATATTGTTTGATCCACTTGTTAAGGACTCTAATGCATATTGACCAACACCAATATTTGTACTTCCACTAGTAAGTCCTGCTAATGGACCATCTCCAATAGCAATATTTGAATTTCCAGTTGTATTTGGTGCAGCGTTAAAACCAATCCTTATGTTCTCAAGACCAGTTCCAAATTGAAGTCTTCCAGAATTAATTGTTGTGATTCCAGTAATTGTTAAACCACCACTGACTCCACTGAAAACTCTCAAAGTTCTTGTGGATGTCAGTCCAGAAACATTAACACTTCCAGCTTTTAATTCTCCACTTGATGGTTGATAGAGTAATTTGGATTTATCAACTAAAATTTGACCATCATCAGAAGAAAATGTTGGATAATAAGTAGTAGTTGTTGATATGGAATTCGTTACTGTTACACTACTTGCTGCACCAGTAAGACTTCCAGTAAATGATACTGCTGTAATTACTCCAACAGTAATTCCACTTTCGCTGATTACTGTTCCGGTCCCAATACCAATCGTATTGTTTTGACCATTAAATGTTATTGATGATTCGCCAACAGTTAAAATTCCAGTTACTCGTGCATCACCTTGAACTCGAAGAATTTCGGATCCACTTAATGATTGTGTTCCAATCGCTACGTTTCTAGAAGTGTGAATGCCAGTGGTTGAAATTGGATCCCAATAAGAAATCCCTCCAGAAGAAGGGTCAATATAAACAGTAACACCAACACCAAGTCCAACTGCTGTTACCGCAGCACCTACGAAGTTAATTGAAGTAATATTTTGTGCTGCTCCTACTGCAACACCTTCTTCTAAAACAGTAATACCTTGAATTGCATCAGTAGATCCAAGACCAATCGTAGCTTGACCTACAATATCGACGTTTTCTCCACCAAAACAAGGATTTAATAGTGAAACCGTAGCACCATCAACCGCAACATATTCAGAATCAGTTAATCTAATACCATTGATATATACATCTACAAGTCCAACAACATAAGTTGCTGAAAATGTAATCTGACCAGGATTGGCAGTGAAATTGGAAGCAAACTTCTGTGAAATTGGAAGATCCGCCCAACCAAGACCATTTCCAGTAGATCTAATATATTGATTTATTTTTCCTAAAGTTCCACCGATAGAAATTGCAGCATTATCAAGAATTAATTCATTGGTAATTTCTGCATTATAGAAAGTGGAATTTTGTGCTACAGTTAAACTTGTAGCACCGATTCCACCAGCAACTTGGAATATGTTTGCTCCTTCAAATTGAGTGGTATTAATACCGACTTTACCTGAACCTGCCTGAGCCCAGATTAAAGTACCACCAACTTCAAGACCATTTCTAACAATAAAATTCTTATCTACTGCCATTTGGGTTCACTCTCCCCCAGCGTTTTTTATTATTTATGAAACAAATCAGTTAATTGTGTTTCCGCAGGTATCTTTGATAGATCCCTTATTTGTAGTAAGACTATTGCTAATATTATTAATCAATTGTTGAAGAGTTAAAGTAGTAGAGTTCTTATATTCATTCAACCAATATCTTAATTCAGTTATAGTAGGTGGTCTTCCAGATCTTGATACAAATGTTGATTTTATATTTGCCGAAACGTTATTCCAACTATCTCCACCAATAATATTTGATGCAGAATATCCAATTCTTACTGCTCCATTACCACCGTTACCTCCTCTATTTCTTCTGGATCCTCCACCTCCTCCACCACCATAATTACCACCATTTCCACCAGTTCGTTTTCCATCAACTCTAGCAACTCCAAATGCACCTATAGTTCCAGTTAATGATGCCCCGTTACCTCCAGAACCTCCACATACAGTACAAGTATCTAATTCTGCTGCATGACCAGCATTAGATCCATTCAATAATCCAGCTCCTCCACCATAACCACCTCTAGCGTGTGTATCACTTTGCATTCTTTGACCATTTTCTCCATAATCTAATCCTCCAGATCCACCCGGACTGAAACTTCCACCAGTTCCTCCAGATGCTCTTATAGTTCCACAAGCACTAGTTCCTCCTGTTTTTCCTAGATTATCCGAACTTGTAGTTCCTTGTGCTCCCAATCCTCCCTCACCAACAATAACTGTAACAGTTTCTCCTGGATTTACACCTAAAGTTCCAGATTTAATGCCACCACCGCCACCACCACCGCCACCTGAAGTTCCAGTGTTATCTAATGAAGTTCCACCACCTCCACCGCCTCCAATACATAAAACATTTAAACTCGTTACACCAGAAGGTACTATCCAACTAAAAGTTCCGGGAGTTGTAAAATCTACCACATTTGAAGATGATGTGGTGTTAGATTTCATTGAATTATTAATATTTGATCCACTCAAACTATTGAAATAATACTGCCCATCTTCTCCTAATGTACATATTGCATCTACACCAGTATCGATAGGTAAATTTTGAACAGAATTCTGACATGCTTGAGTTGAAATTGTCACTGATGCTTCTGGTGAATCTCCACTTGGACCAACTCCTACAACAGTATATGTTGTTCTTTGAGTAACTCCTTCTATAACAACTTGACCAGATGGTTCCACTGCCCCAAAGTTTGATCGAACAAAATTTGCATTTTGAGTAGACCAAGATATAGCAACATTTCCTCCATAAGGAACAGTTGTTGGGCTTGCTGCAATTTGTGCTGTAGTAATAGTTTGAATAGGTATAGTAACTGAGGATGGTACAGAACCTCCATCTGGACCATATGCAGTTATGGTATAGATTTTACTTTGAGTTACTCCAGATAAAAGAATACTTCCAGTAGTTTGAGCAGAACCAACTCCAAAGTTTGATGATACTGAAGTTGCATATTCGCTATCCCAAGATAATACTAAATCTCCCCCATATGGGACTTGAGCAACAGATGCTGAAAGTCTTATTACTGGAGTTTTATCTGGTATTGTAGTAAGTGTCCATTGTGCAGCAGTCGAATTGCCATTAGCAGTTAAAATTGAAACTACAGTATTTCTTACTTCAGAATACTCACCAGATGTCATATAGACTTCTACTGTCGTTCCTATTCCAACTGGAATATTAGTTCCAGTTATACCATTTACAAAAAGATATGAGTTTGGATTTGATGTACTAACTCTCAAGTTGCAATCCGATTCAGCAGGACCAGAAACAACAAAACTTGTTTTTTGTAATGTGTTTCTTGGTAAATTATCTAAATTAGTAAAACTAAATGGATCAACAATACAGAATCTAACGGCACTAGAAAGGAACCAATTATCGCTTATGGTTTCACTAAAAATTGAATTCAAGTTTCTATTATCGCTTCCTGTTACAGAAAAGGTAGTTTGAACTTCTCCATTAGATGCTGGAGAAGATCTTACCTGAAGTGTTATACGATCTCCATTTCTTACATTATAACTATCTGAAGAATAATCTCTTACAGCTTCTAAAACTGAACTTGAATTTAATCTTTGTACTCTAAATTTACCAGGACTAGTTATAGATGCAACTGCTTCATCTCCTGGAGTCATTCCAGTCAATTCTATAGTATTACTGAAATAATCTTTATCTCTATCAACGCTATTTAAGTCGTTAAATTTAAATCTATCTGGAATAGTATCTACAATAGGAATTCTTGTTGTTACCGAATAACTTGCAGAAACAGTAGAAGTCTTTCCTATAATTCTTAATGTACCAGTATTTGTAGCACTATATTCGCTAGTGCTCAAAACACTTAATGTAATAATATCTCCATTAAAAACTGGAAAAGTAGTTGAAGAAATATCAGAGTAATTTTTTACTGTGGTTAACCCTATGCCTGATAATACTCTTTGTACTTTGAAAAATACTCCCCTTCCTTCTATAAGAGCGGTCATTTCAACATTATTATCTGCTCCACTCAAAGTTATAGAATTACTTTCATATGAAACATTTGGAGTAGCATTAATTACATTTGTAAAAGAAAATGGATTTACAGTAGTGTCTGCTTCTCTTGTTGTTATACTATAAGTAGTAGAATAAGTTCCAACTAAAACTTGAGTTGTTGATGTTCTACCATAAAGAGATGATGATACACCAACCATCTGGATAGTATCACCAGTTAATACTAATCCAGAATATACAGGAGAACCGCCATTAATTCTAATTGATGATATTCCTGAATTAACGATTATTTGAGTTGGTACTGAAGGTTCTAACCCTCCCAACGTTACTATATTACTAGATGCTGCAGATCTTATCTCTAAATTAGAAGAATTATTAAAAGTAAAAGGATCTGGAGTTGAATCTTTGGATCTAGTTACAATTCTCCATTCAGAAAATCTCTTACCAACTCTTACATTTGTAGAATACGTTTTAAAGAAATCTGCATCGGTTCCAGATGAAGTTTGAACCTGTACAGAAATATAATCATTATTTTTTATAAATTGAGGTAAAGTAGAAAAGGGACTTCCATTTACAGATAAAGAAAAACCCGTTCCTACAGTAACTTTTGCTCTATTATTAAGTCCAGTAATAGTTGTTATACCAGTTGTATATGCCAGTCCTGGTGTGGCGTTGCTAATATTAGTAAAAGAAAAATCATTAGGCCAATCATCCAAAGTTCCTCTCCAAGAGTACTCTGATGCACCCCCAACCGCGCCTAGAAGTGGCATATATTATATCCTCCTTATGCGTACTGAGACTGAGAATAGAGAACTGTAAATGTATTATTTGCAGTCTTTATGATAACGTAAGTATATACATCAATGCTATTTGCATTTCCTGACGTTATTTGTGATCCACCATAATATCTAGGGGTTACTGTTAAACCGTCAATTTGAACTGTGGAATTATAATATGGAATAGGACCTTGTGAAGTCATAATAGCAACCGTCATAGAATCGCCAACTTCTAAGAAGCTATTGAGAGTCTGAGAAGGACCACCTCTAAAGTTTATAGTCCAGTTTCCTTGAGCATTAGATGTAAAGTAATAAACATTATTATCTCCAAGATCAATATTAGTAACGCCAGTAGTCAGAATTCCTGCACTAACTGTTGCTTTTTCAATAATCTCAAACAATCTAAGGGTTCCATTGACAGCCATAGAACCTTCAACATATAATCCATAACCCGCTTTTGCACTGGTAGTTCCAACGCCAATAGGAGTATTGGTATGAATACCAATAGCATCAGGTTGCCATCTGCTATCAACGTTAAATAAGAATCTTCCATCTCCACTAAAAGAACCGATGAAGTTTCCTGTAGCACTATTGACAACAATATCGGTAGTATTTGTTTGAGTGCTGATTAAACCAAACTTTTTCCATTGATTATCTGAAGTATAAGTCCAACCAAGGGTCCCACCAGATTCTGGAGTTGCATTATAAACAACATCACCAATATTTCCAGAAACAGAAGGAGTTGAAATTCCTACAGTATATTTTCTAGAAATTGTTGCATCACCCTGAATAAACAGAGAATTTGCTTCAATACCTTTATCTGAAGTAGATGTAAGTTTATTGTTGAAGATTACCGGACCACCGAATGATGAAACGAGATTTCCATCAGATCCACCTTCAACTTTGATTGATCTATCGACAGTAATTTCTGAAGATGATTGATAACTAAATCCAATTTGCTCAGCATTATTGGAAATTTCCTCACCAGTTACTGTTGGAATTGGAGAATCAAATACTTCAACTGTTCCATTTGAAGCGTTGGTTTTTGTATTTCCAACATAAAAGTCACCTTCACTGTTCATCCCAGTAAAGATTATGATACCACCATCAAACTTAAATGTTTGAGAGAGAAGTTCTTCCTGTGGAGAAAGAATTCTATCTTGTCTGTCTGGAAGTGCGGTAGAATAATTACCAGGACCAAATCCAAGGTATTCAAAAGTATGCCCAGATGCACGAATGATAGAGTTTCTACGAAGTTCAATAGGACGTGGTTTGATTCTTCTAACTATAGATCCCGTTAAATGAGTTTCTCTCGCAGTTCCAAATAATCCTCTGAATACTGAAACATTATTGCTAGTTACTGTAGATCTTACTCTAAAGATCTCACTATCAATTAAAAGATAATCTCCGATCTTAAGATCCAATAATGAAGTATCTAAAGTAATTGTAGTTGTTGTTACATTATTGATTGGTCCAAGTAAGTTGGAAGTTAAATTAGCATATTCTGCAACCAATCTTCCAGCAATATTTTCATTCTCATTAGTAGTTTTTCCACCATTAGGGGAGAATCCTGTTGGATGAACATAAATTGTTCCAGTTGTTGCTGGAGAAGATGCCCCTACGCCAACATTAACAGAGAATGAAGTTAAACTATTAACTTTTTTAACTACAAATTCTCGATTATATAAAGAACTATTTGCTCCACTAATTAAAGTCTTATTATCAACTTTTAATCCATGGTTTGATGATGTAACAAATGTTGCAATTCCACTTGTATTATCATAAGTTAAAGAACTTACAGATAAAGTAGGACCAACAAGAGTTAGATTACCAGTTTTGGCATAGGTTAAACCAATACCAATGGTTTCCCTTGGACTAATAGCAGTGATTGATTGAAGTTCAATCTGCTTATCTCTACCATTAGAAATTCCAGTGATTCTATAGTAGTTGTTATAACCATCGTAATCATCAAAATTAATATCGGTTATTCTAACAGTGTCTCCAACATTGCTGTAAATTCTGCTTACAGAAACTATGGCAGGAACGTGTCCAGTTGTTGTTGCGGTTCCAGTTAATGCAAAAGTATTTCCTACACCAGCAGCACTTCCTCCATCAATAATTTCTACACCAGTTACTGAACCATTAACTGCAGTAACTCTTGCTGTTGCATTTTTTCCAAAAGCGGGATTTGAAGAATCTAATTTTACGTTGAAAAATACTTCGGTTCCGATACCAGTTCCATAGTTTGAACCAGGATTGATAATAGAAACTTCAATGATTCTATTGAGTCCATGATCGATAGATGTATAGACTGTATGAGCAGTTCCTGCACTATTGGAAAGAATATTTGTTATTCCAATTCCAATTTTAAAATCTTCAGTCCATCTTGAAATAGTTTCTCTGGTTAAACTCTTTTGTGGATCATTAATAACAACTTGTCCAACTGGTTCTGCTATTGCAAAAGATGAAGTTGGTTTTGGATCAGATACAATATTGTCTCTATTTAATTGTGGGTAGAGATATTGAACTGGTTGACTAAGTTGATAGTCTGAAAAAGGTGAAATTGTTGGACTAGATGATGAATTGACAACGGTTAAATGATAAACTCCATCTTTTTGTCCTGGAACATACTTTTGAATTTCTTTTGACTTATAAACTTGATAATTAGCAAATAAGGTTTTCTTTTTGAATCTAGGAAGATTCTTGTTTCTTGTAAATGTGGAACTTGAGAATGTTCCTGGATTATTATCTAAATCATAACTAAAATGTTTAGAGCTGCTAATTCCAGTTACTGTAAATGTCCCATTAAATGAACTATTTGCAATTCCTGTGGGATTATTGCTACTTGCAATATTAATAATTTCAACTTGAGATCCAATTTTTAATTCGTGTGGAACTTCTGTAATAACATTAGCAACATTATTTGCCCAACGAGCATCTGCAATAATTCTAAAGTTTCTTAATTCCGTTGAATTTGAAAGAGTAGATGTTGTATTGCTGTATTGATATGCAACTTCAGCATCAGTGAGACCAATTGTATTATTAGATTCTTGAATAATAAATCCTTCAATGGGGGGTCTAGCAGTTACAGGAGAATCTGATGGAATTACATATCTAAACTTATACAGAGAATCTTCAAGATTTCTATTATCTACTTTTCTTGTAATAAATGTTCTAGCAGTAGCATTTCCAAGTCCAGATGTTCCAAGGTTTTGAATTACTGGATAAATGCTATTGTTTGCTGTAGATGCGACACTTACATACCACTGATTTTGTGTAGAATCCCATTGAATAGGATGTGCAATATCTCCACTCTTTTTATCTGATACTCTACTTACAATTTTTAATACCCCACCTTTATTATTGATGGTTATTGGTTTATCATTTACTGCATCATTATATGTTTGCGCTAACTTAATCTGATTTCCGCTAGCAATACTAATTCCACTAGTGATTACATAATAAACCTGATTTGCAATCAGTCCATCGGGAAGATGTCCATTTGATGAAATTACTCTAATAGATTCTCCATTGATAAAAGCGTGATTGCTTTTTAATGTGATAACATTATTACTAATAAAATTAATTCCAACAGATGTTCTACCAACTTCATATGATTTTTCTGCAGTTAATTCTTTAATAGATCCTGCAGTATTTGGCATCACAATTCTTGCCGAATACTGAGTTGTAACGCCACTATTGGTAACTAAAAGATTAAGATCATCATTTGATTTTGCACCAATTCTATATCCTTCAATTACGTGATTGGGTGGAATACTTTCATTAGTTTCATTATAAAGATAGAGTCTATATGTATTACCTACGCTTACAATTTTAGGTACATCTAAAGATAAGAATTCAAAATTAGAATCTTTTGGTTCGTATTGCTTTGGTGGAATAATGTGAGTGATATATCCAACATCATCTCTAGAAAATGCACTAGATCTATATCCAGAAGAAACTAAAGATCTTGCTCCAAAGTTTGAGTTGGAGTTAGTAATAGATAAATCGCCACCAGATTCTGCCAAGAAGTGTTGAGCATAACCAATAGCAAAGACGGAAACTACCTGAATAAAGGAATCATTAGACGCTTTAATATGGTAGTTTTCATAGTTAGGTTTAAATCTTGCTCTAGAATCGGATTGAATATTTTCATTTCCAGATGCTGTTTTATCTCTATATGTTCCACTAACGGGATCATATTTAACAAAAGCATTGGGATCTTTCTGAAGTCCAATACCAGTGTATTGTGCAACAACCATAGACTTAAATCCAGTTGCCTTAGATCCATCTGCGTGAAGACCACACATTCCATATACGGAACGGAGAGAACAGTTAAAGACGTATGGAGAAGCAGAAGTAACTGTATCAACAATAATGCTAAAGGTTGCTCCAGTTACTGGTGGTAATGGATTTACTGGTGAGTTTTGTAAATTATATTGAATAACATTATCACCTAATTTTTCTGAGATTACATATTGACCATCATATCCTTTTGCACCAACGCCTTGAATCTTGATTGGAGTATCTACATCTGCACCATCAAGAGGTTGCGCTAAAGTTACTGTAACCGTAGTAGATGAAGTTGATCCATCTCCAGCACGAATGCTTGTAATTCCTACAACATCTCCTGCAGAACCAACTATTCTATATTCGTCTACTTTTGGTTCAATATCAAGAGCAGTAGAAAGAAATTCTGGAGTAATAGCACGACCACTAGATTGTCCATAAACTCTACCAACCTTCTCATAGTAAAAATCTAAATCAGTTTTAGTTGAACTAAAGGTTTGGAAATCATCATTGATAGATATTGGATTTACGCCATCCGCATATTCAAAAACTGTTAATTTGCTATGTGAGAAATTGGGAACAAATGTGTTAATTGTATAGTCTTTAAAGCAGAGTGTATTTGGATCCGCATCAAAAATACTAAACTGCCAAAGATAACAAGAACCAGTTAAACGGAAAATTGCAGATCTTTCAATGTTGGGATTTTCTGGATCTGGAACATACTTTGGTCTAATCTTAGTCTTACGGAGATCAAGACCAACAATAGATGTTCCTCTTGGAACTATAACTCCACCGTGAATACTATTAATTTTATAGAGAATATTATCGTCTGAATCTAAATTAAAGTTTGCTGTTAGATCAAATGGTGGCATATTATTAGATTGCTCGCCGCTTCTCAATCTAAAATTATTTTGACCATCTGGAATCCAACCTGGACGATTATCTACAATATGCTCACCAGGATAGAGCAAAATTGTAGTTCTTCCAAATCTATCGTTATTTTTTCCTTTCTGATATGAAAATCTTGCTGCTTCAATAAGTGCTCTTTGAATAGTTTTGAAAGGTCTTGTCAGGGAGTTGCCCTGATTTTCAACACTATCCGTAGAATCAATGCTTGAAGGATCGACGTAAAGTATTTCTCCTTTTACGTTCTTCAAAAAGTTTTCGAGTCTGCTAAGCCCCATTTTCTAGTCTATATGAAGTTCCGTTATAGATTATTTATTCACAAGAAAACCCCCAATTTCTTGGGGGTTCTCAAGTCACACTTTTTGGGTCACTGTAACGATTCAGTATCGTCTTTATTATTATACCACTTTTGTTCTTCCCAAGTCAAGCGTTTTTGTAATTCTTTATCAAATATCATTAGATATCTGTGTTTTCTACTACGATCTTTCCATTCACCTTCTTCGCCTTTCATTTTTCCACGAGAGTGTTTAGTTCCGTCTGAATAATAGAAATCTTTTTTTCGATCCGTGAGACCGTAGTACTTAAAGTTGCAAGCGCGATAAATTGTACCAGAATGGTGATCTGAATCAGCATAAGAAAGGATTGCTTTAACTTCAGTATCTTTCCGAAATTGTCTAATCGCCTTTGACACAAACCAAGAAGTGATGTTATATTCTCGTGACTGCGTACTAGGTTCGATGCAAAGTCTTGAAAGTTCAAAGAGTCCTTGTTGTTCGTTTCGTTCAAGTCCAAATGCTCCTTTTGCAATTTCAGGTACAGGTAGTCCAGTAAAAATACAAACTCCTTGAAGACCACCAATATTCAAAGGAGAGAACTCATTTTTCTTGAAGAGTCCGTAGTTATAACCCGACTTAAAACTCTTTGAAATATCTTTGAGATAATGATAATGCAGTAAAAGTTCTTCTGCTTGCTTTTTGGAAACCTTATCTAGATAGAAGTCAGACTTCATTCAGGTTGCTTACATTCTAGCATATATTCTACAGTATTTGCCACGTCATTCATAGCATCACGAAGAAATGGTCTTTGACCAGATTCTTGTTTAACAATAGGTCTGCTATCATCAGTAAGAACCCAACGCCACTGCTTCATATCTTTACAATACCAGAGATTAATTTTCATGTTTGAAATACTCCAATCTAATCCAGTTGATGAGGGCATTGATTTCCATCCGCTCTTGCTCAGAACATTCGAGAGCATCTTTAACTCTAGCATAACAGGTAAGTGCATCAATGGTGAGTTGTCTATCTTTTTGAGAAATAAGTGACATTAGAGTTATACGACTCATGGAGAATAGGAGACTCGAACTCCTGACATCCTGCTTGCAAAGCAGGCGCACTACCAACTGTGCTAATTCCCCAAGGTGAGTCGGATATGATGATCCCGACTCTTATGATAGACATTGCCTATCAAGAGCCCCCGACAAGACTTGAACTTGCGACAACCGCTTTACAAAAGCGGTGCTCTACCATCTGAGCTACAAGGGCATTAATCTACAGGTAACATTTCCGGATTTTCCAGTTCAACTTCGAATAACATTGGATGACATAACTCATCAATTAAGTAAAATGAAGACTTATATAAGTCCTCAGGTTCAAAGCGTCTTTCGTTATCTGCTAATTCAATTAATTCCAGATCATACATTAAACTATCTGGAACATCATCAAAAGTAAAGGGAACTTGATTTATGAAATACATCAGAACAATTTGAGTTCCGCGATTATACCAAACGTATCTGGTATCTATTCTGTATTTCATAGAATAGTCCTTTACTTTTGTTTATTTAGAGAGTATTCGGTTCTCTAGTAGGGCGAGGGGGACTTGAACCCCCACGGGATTACTCCCAACAGATTTTAAGTCTGGTGTGTCTACCACTTCCACCACCGCCCCAAAAAACTTACGCTTTGTAAGTAATAGGATTATACTTCAGATACTCAAAGAATGTCAACTTCATTTCTTTGTGTGACATTCCACAATGTTTTGCTGCTTTGGGGAGATTCCATTTTGCTGTAAAGAGTGCTTCATTTGCTTCTTTTACATTTTCTGGAGTCGTTTTAACTGGAACTTCTTTAAGATCTTTAAGACTTAGTTTTAAAAAATTCATTTTTTATTTGGCGACCTTTTTGGAGGATTTTTTGGCGGAAAATTTTTCCCGCCAAAAATGGAATTAAAAGTTGATTTTTGTCAGAGAGGAGTTACATAATGAAGAGTCTCTTCATCAAGTTGATCCCGAACAACATCAAGAACATTCATAAACTGTTGGATAGTTTCACATTCTACTACTTTTTCAGAACCTTCGCTTGAATAAAGATTGAAAGTTTTAGTAATAGGATTGACAACGCACCGTGTCAAATACTCATCATTCATTTGTTTGGGGTTCTCCCTCGATTACTTAAGTAATATACCAGGCGTCGGGTCACTTGTCAAGGGGGGAGACGATGGGAATTTTTGGAAGATCGATCCTTTCCCCAAAGACGAGATAATAACAGTCTATAGGCATACCATTACCCTGTAAATGAATAAGATTTCTCTCTGTTCTTTTTACAATCAGATTTTGATTTGCACCAATCGGAGTCAAATGTACAGAAATAGTGTTTAAATCTACGAGTTCTAACCATTCTTCTGGTAACTTAATTATTTTTGTGTTATGTGCTCTTCCTTGAACAAACAAAAGATTTTGTTGAGCATAAGGAGGTTCGTAATTAAGAACGTAGTTATCTTCAGTGGGATGTTTAATTTTCATTCTAGTATATTAGTAATGGTGGAAATTCCAAGATAAGATAAAGTTTCATCAATATTAATTAGATCAATATTATTATTGGCAAGTTCTTGCCTAGAATTCCATATTGAAAGTTGAATTGATTCTCTTTCCCTTCTTAATGCGTTTGCTGCTGAGATCTTCAGATTTAAATTATTAATATCGTTATTGAAACTAGTTTGAACTCCAGATAAAGCAGATAATGCAGATGTTATTTGGGCATCTTGCGCTGTACATGTTGATCCCAAAGTAGTAGTTATACCACTTAGTTGAGCGACAGTAACAGTTGTCGTAAATCCTAAAGGTGCTCTAACAGTTGTTGCAGTTCCACTATAAGCAACTGGATAATATGCAAATCCAACTTTGTAATATGCAACTCCAGGTCCAACATCAGGTTCTAATGTTATAGGAATTTCTGGTTCATCAGGATCCCCCAGATCTTCAAGATCCGGATACCAAGTTTGTGCATATGGATATCCACCATTATTTGAATATGCTATTGATACACCAACTCCAATAGTTTGCGTATCCAATACCCCAATTGTTTGTGGTGATGATGGATTTTTCGTGCTTAAATCTTCATATGTCGCTAAGTCATATTGAAATTGATCAGTCGATTTAAGAACAGTGAATGTTACAAAAGATCCATCAGATTCTGGTGCTGTTGCGCTTCCAGTTGCAACAGTATCTAAAGTAATCGCAGTAACTAAAGTAGTTGTTCCAATACCGATACTAGAAACGGGAGTTGTAGTTGTTTGATATATGTCAACTATATTTGACGAGGATGGTAAAACTCCAGATTTTGAAGATTGAACAAATTGACCAGATTTAATTGAAACAGTAGAAGATGATCCAACTGGAGAAAGAACAGTTAAAATTGATGATCCAACACCAATAGTTCCAATGAAACTTGTTACAAAAGTATCTTCAATATCCTTAGTTACAGGAATATCATAATACTTTACTCCGTAATAATTTTGAGTGGTAAAACCAAATGTATCATCAGAAAAATAAGTAGTAAATCCAGTACCATTGAATACTGTAATAGTTCCCGAATTTGTAATATTTGAATACCCAAACTCAGATAATTGAGTTACTCTAATTGTATAAGATCCCGTTGTTCCTATTCCAACAACTCTCCAAAACATGTCAGTCCTACAACCAACATTAACTCGGTTTTGGTAAGAATCTTTTGCAGTATTAATACTAGAGTTTATAGATTCAAAAGAATTAAAAATATCTAAATCTATTTTTCGTATAGATTCATCATATGGAATTTTAGATCCATCTAATTCAATAATTTTTTCTAGTATTTCATTTATATCTTCTTTTTGACTTTCTTTCTTTTCAGTTAAAGAATTTATTATATCAGTATAAGACATGATTTATATTTTTTGAAGTATTTATTTTAAAATCAGACAACATTTATTGCATATTCACTATTATCACCTGGATAATCTTTTGGAGATGATCCAAAGTATTCTGTAATATTTTTCTCTACGTCTTTTCTTTCTCCATAGACAACATAATGACAATTAATTACAGATGCGGAATTATTCTTTACAATTATCTTTCTTCCCCATTGAATATCTTCCACATATAATTCTTGATATTGCCCAATAGGAGTTAAAGTTACTCCAACAGTTTCTATATCAACTAAGTTTGTCCAATATTCAGGTAATTCTATAATATTACCACCCTTTAATTTTCCTCTGAAATAAACTTCTGCAGATGGTCCTTCTAAACAAATATATCTAAGTCTATGATTTTCTTTTGTTGGATGAGGAATATCAAATGATTTTTTAGAAGCAATTTTTGCTTTTAACAATACAATAGTTGGACTGCTAATTGGACCTGCAACACTTAACTTTCCGCCTATAGATACTTTTCCAGCAACTGCAAGTTTTCCATTAATATTCTCGCTTCCGTTTCTTGTACCTTTACCGTTGAAAACTGATTTTCCAGTCTGCGTTAATGCACCAACAATTTTTACTGGTCCAATAAAAGTTATTTTTCCTGTCCAAGTTAAGTTTCCAAGTCCAGTTGTATTTGGAGATATAATACTTATTTGAGTTGAATTAATAATCTTAATAAGTAGGGAATTGATTGTAATTCCAACCATCCCTGCTCCAGGATCCCCTAACAAAATATCCAATGGAGTTGGGGGTCCAGCACCAAGTGTAGTGACTTTTAAAATGGATGGAACAGTAGGAAAAGGAGCAGTTTTGTTTGTAGATCTGCCGAGCATCATTGTTGCCATCGGTGCTCGTGGTGTTGGATAACTCAAAGGAGTTCCAACTAAAGCAGGACCTTCAATCCAGGCAGTTCCATTGATAGGCGGAAGAATACCTCCTCCTAAACAGATCGGAGATATTGGATCTGGAATTCCTCCAGGTATGTTTTGAGCGACATGAAGTTGTCCGCCTACGTGCAGTTCCGTTACTCTTCCCATTTTATCCGACTATATCTTTTACTAATTTAATAATTCCTTCTAAAGTTTCTTTCAATGTTTGAGATCCTGGTGGTGGAATATCGATAACTGCTGGACTTTGCTCATTGAAATTTCCAGTAACTTTAACTTCATCTCTACTTGCAATATTTACTTTCTTTTCTCCAGTTATGTTTGCTTCAACGGAAGCAGTTGCTGTAATTGTGGGAGTCTTAATTTCTACAGAAGTATTAGATAGGATATTAATATATCCAGTTTTATTATCTGGACCACTTGCAATCATATCTATACTTTGAGCAAACATCCTAATTCTTCCGTTAGGTGCTCCAATAATAATATCGCCATTATCTGCATGTAATACAAATGCAGTATCATTAACTGGTTTATCACCACATCTAATTTGATATACACCTGGACAACGATTCACGGTTCCACCTTTAAGTTTTCCACTATTCAAAAACGCCATGTATTGAGATTTAGATAATGTTGGATCAACATTTCTAATAATTGCAGCACATTTAATTCCATTTAGGAATACTTCCCCAAATGCAAGTTCAGCGTCACATGTTGTTTTTCTCCAATAATTTGGGGTATTACTCTTAGCCATTTGGTGCTACTCCTACACAATCTCTTACTGAAATAACTTTTAAATTGCGGCGAACTCTTCTGATTTCATCCAAAGCGGTTCCCTTAATTACTTTAAATACTGGAATTAATTCTGCGTTAAATCCACTATCACTAATTATAACAAGTCTTGGTCTTTCCGTAAATCCAAATCCACCATCAATTACATCAACATAATCTAGTCTTCCATTATTGTTAAATACTGGTTTTAGTATTGCACCTTCACCGTTTCCACCACCTTCAATTGTAATTTTATCATTTGGATTATAATTAAATCCAGGATCTGCAACTTCCACTCTATCTATAGTTAATGTTACTGGATATGTATCACTGCCAGAAACTTGATCTGGAATTTTTGGTTCTGGAGGACATCCACCTGCGGTTATTTTTTCATTAACTATAGATGTATATGGTAATCTACCTGGTATTTCTACACGATCTCCAATTCTAACATCAATTATTGAACCTGGATCATATGGTGAATCCCAAGTTCCATCTTCTCTTTGGACAATTGTTTGGCATCTATCGGCCCATACTCTTCCACTTCCACCTTTATCTCCATTAAAAATAGGAAGATAACCAAATCCAGGATCAGTAATTACAACTTCTGTTACTCCAGTCGTTGTTTCATCTGTTCCAGTACCGGTTCCAATGTCAGTTGTGCCAATTCCAGTTTTTACGGGACCAATAACTACTGTTCCCACTGCACGATTTCCCTTTCCACAGGAATCTTCAAATGAAACAAAAGGTGCTTTGGTATAACCAGATCCTGGAGTAATTATATCTACACCTAAAATATCTCCAGTCGCACTAATGATTGGATTTCCAGAAGCACCAGAACCGCCACCGCCCCAGAAAGAAACATTTGGTGGTCCGCAAAGAATAGGTCCAACATTACATCCTGATTTAGCACTAGCAAGTGCCCCACTGAAATCTAAATTGAAGTTAAAACTACCTGGATTGACAGCACCTTTAAAGGTATTTGCTAATCCAAGTGCAGACTGTATGATTGAATTTACATCTAAATTTAATTGTGGTCCACTAGGAGCACCATCAAGAAGATTCCATTCTTCTGTTGTGGGGCACTTTTGATCTACCTTACAAGTCAAGAAATCTAGGAGATTTGTAATAGTATCTAAAATTAAATTAATAAAATTGATTGCTCCACCAATTATACTAGAAAGAGATGATAATATAGAATTAATTGCTCCTGTCAATTGACCCAGAAGTTGCCCTAAAATATTGGTTAAAAATGATTCTAATGCACAAAGAGGAGCATTAATGTAACGATCTATAATCTTTCTCAGAAAATCTGCAATCATATTAACAAGATTATCAATAATTCTATTAAACAAACATGCAATCAAATCTAATGCAGTTTGTTTCGCTTCATTAAATTGAAATCTTTGATGTAGTTGCAACTTTCTCCCAGCAAGATTCAATACAACATTAACTTTTTTCATTATTTGTTCACGCAAATAATTGATCAACCACTTAACTCCAGATGCTATGGATTGTGCAGCAGCATTTACTCTTGATTGAACTTCATTAACAAAATTTTGACTGGTAGATAAAAAAGAATCTTTCCCCGTTAGATCGCTTTTTAACTTCTGAATATCTTTAATTAACTTTGTAATTGGTTCATTCATTGCCGAAGTATCAATCGGCTTACATGGTGTAGGAAATTTGATTTTATCTTCTTGGAGGACACGTTCATCTTCCTTTGTGGAGGGATATTTATCTCCGCTACACATTATCCCACCACCTTTCAGTTCCATTACTGTATATGGAACTTTAACCTCAGGAACTCCTTTATAATGAACTAATTGCGATTCAACTTTTTGTGGAATGATTGGAGTGTCATCTGTGGGTTTTGTTCCATCTGGACACTGCTTATTCGGAAGGACAGAAATAATTTGATATAGATCATTCATTTCTCCAGGCAAATCCCATACTCTTACCCAAACAAAAGTATAAGGTAAGAGAACTCCTCTCTCTACTTGAACTTGTCCTCCAGAAGATCCATTACTAATAAGATCTTCTGCCCAAGGAAGATCTTTATCTGGAACTTTTGATGGAGGATGAAGTTCTGGGATTCTTATTTTATATAAGAATCCAGGAGCATTTCTTTCATCATCTTTAGCGATTGAACAAGATGGTTTTCCAGTTCCTTCTTCCAGATAAGCCGTAAGAGGGGCAATCTGTGCAATGTAATACTTTAATTCACCCGCTAAGAGAGTACTCATCAGTCTTCGTAAATCCTACATTCAAGTGCGTCTGGATGTGCGTCACAATAGAGTTCTAACCCTGTTGGATCGTGATCATCTTCTGGATGATTTTTTTGATACTTTTCTAGATCGTCGAGTTCCCCTTCTAAATGTCTTCTTCTTTGGGAACTTACGTTTGGATCGTCAAGTTCATTTTTATCATCATTAATGTGCTGTGATAGTGTCCTATCCATTTGGAACACCCCTAATATAATAGTTGTTAATTATTTATTGTTGTTTTCAAACAACTCTACCGTCAGAATCTCTCACAAGACTCATCTTTGTATATGTATTACTTGGAATAAAAAGATGACATAATCCAGAAACCATATACTTACCTCCAGTTTTTTTGCTAACTTCCGTATTCTTTTTAACTGAATTTTCCCTAAAGTCACAAAACACAATATCACCCGCACTAACTCCTAGATCACCGTCCGTAGTAACAACAATTTCTTTTAAAATCATCTGATTTAATCTAGCAGATTGGTTGATAACATCATCAACTATAATATTTTCTTTTTGGATAGATTTAAATTGCGATTTTACACTATCTCCTGGAGAAAATCTCTGTGCAATATCTACATTAGTTGTGTTTATTCTTGTAATTTTTCCACTATAATCTGGAAACTTTGGTAAACTTGTTCCAGCGATTGTTATTCCAGATGGTTTCCCCTCATATGTTTTGGTTGTTTTTGTATCATACTTCATTGTTAATGGATTCCATTTCTTCATTCTAGATCCATATGCTCCACTTCTTAATTGTTTCTCTAAATCGACAGACTTAGATAAATTATCTTCATGTATTTTTCCATCATAACCTGGTGGTAAATACGGAGTATTATTTTTAATAAATTTACTAACAGGATCTGCAGCAAATAAACAATCTACCGATTTAAATTTATATCCTTTTGATGTATGGAAAAATAAGTACCCTGATGTTTCTCCTTTTTTTCCATTTTCAGTTGGAACAGAATATCTGCATAAATTTGTACATATTTCAAAAGGTTCTTTAAATTTCCCATGAAAAGATTTAGTGTTTATAGTTTCATCTACATCAATTTCAAATGACGTTTTCAAAGATTCTTTAAGTATCTTACTTACGCTATCTGATATTTTTCCACTGTAAAATGGAATGACACTAACATCTTCTGTAATATTATCGAGAAAATCTTTTGATACAATAAAAAGTTCTATGGCTACTTGCAATTCATTTTCTTGAGAACTCCAACTTTGAATTCTTAAATTTTTATCAAATGATAAAGTTTTTTCATCATGGGTTACCGAAAAACTTACTTTTTCGTCTCCTTGCAATTTAAGATATTCTACAGATCCGACATCTCCTCCAGATTGTCCTCCATCCATATACAAAGCGTGAATTCTAACAGTATTGTCTAATATACACTCACGGTACTCTACTTGAACTAACGATCCTTTACCCAACAAACTTACTGTTGAACCATCGTTTGAAATAATATCAAATTTTGTTATTTTTGCTGCTTGGTTGCTTGCCATTATTTTACTAGTTAAGCAATACCGTATGGAACCGGAACTTGTCTATTTATTATAACTCTTTGTATGACTAAATTATCTGTATATTTTCCACTAACTTGTGCGATAGATTGACTTAATGAAGAGGTTGGTAATGAAGCATTTGCTCCAGGACCAGCTGGATTCCATAATACCCACTTTCCTTTTTTCCATTCGTAATAATTTCCATCTGCTGCTTTCTTTTTTTCTCCTTCTTGAGATCCTCTACCAAGTCCAAATCCTTGGAGTTCTCTAAAACTGGTGTTTTGTGTATCAGTTACTTTTAGTTCTTGATTCATTCCAAAAAGACCACCAGCAAGTTTTACAAACTTTCCATCTTTATAGACTACACCCTGATTTTTAGTTACTGGTGATACCGCAGTTTCATAATTTTCTTTAGCCTTTTCTCTTGCTAAAGGAGAGGATATTTTGTTTTTAGCACCAGTTACATATGAAGTTGGATTTTGTAATTTATTATTTTTATATACCTCAAAATGTAAATGAGTTTGTTCTGTCCCACCTCTATAATACCTGTACAACCTTCCTATCTGTTCTCCACCATATACAGTATCTCCCACACGAATCGCTCCGGGAGTTACATGTAAATATCGAGTTACTATACCTCCACCGTGATCTATTTCAATTGATCCTCCAGGATAAAGATTTCCATTTTCAACTTTAATTACTTTTCCAGTAGCCCAAGCAACGATAGGAGCCCTACTATCTTTTAATCTATGTTCAGTAAGATCTACACCTTGATGAGATCTCCCTCCTCTATTTGCTCCATAATTTTGATTTTGAGATGGGTCTCCGATACTTGTAGCTCCAGGTAATGGTAGAAATGTTTGCCCACTAACTTTACCTGTAAATGGTTCAGAATCTTGTTGAGTTACAGTACCTCTAACAATACTCTGATTAATCATTGCTGCTGTTAATTGTCCTTTTTTGAATTTACCTATGTTTGCTCCACCTGGTTCAAATCCAAATACGTGTTCATAACGATTTACTTCAGTTGTGTCATCTAAATGATCTACACTTTTTTCGTAATCTACATTTCTAAAATTATCTCTAGGGCCTACAAAATCTCTTGCTTTTTGTTGAATTCCAGTATTCAATAGTGCCGCAGCAACTCTGTCTACAATATTTCCACTGTAATTTTTATGCTTTTTTGCGAACTCAATAGCAGATTCTCTAGAATTTATTTTATTCCATTCTGCTGCATTTCCATATGTTCTAACAGGTTGAAATTGACCTGGCTCAAGAATAACTTTTCTGATGCTTTTTGGCCATCCTGGTAATGCAACTCTATTATAAATTGCCTGGGCAACATCAGCAGCTCCCTGATAACCACCGTCAGGTTTTCCATTCTCAAAAAGTGCAGCAGTAGTCAATAACCAAAAATCTGGACTATCGGATGAAACTTGTATATTTGATGGTCCAACATCTGGAGTTATACCTCCATCATCTTGATCTTTAACTCTAAATTCTCTATTTAAATTTTGAAGTACATCACTAAAAGATGAATTTATAGAAGAGATTAGTTTTTGTGAGATTTCATTGCCAACTTTCTTTCCAATATCTAAATTATCCAGTTTTAAATTTCTAGATGCAGGTATAGTCCCACCTTCCGCTCTTGTTAATATACTTGAAACATCTGTAAATAATTTTGAAATTTCACTATTAACAGAAGTTTGAATAACTGATCCAAACATATTTCCAATATCTACAGATAAATTTTTATCTGGTTTTTGTCCAAGAGTCATGTCAATACCAGCACCAAACATCGCTGCAGGAAGTCCATTAAGAACATTATCATTCTTTTTTACTGCTCTAGATGCCCTCTTCAATAATCTTACAGGATTTCTCTTTTTCCTTCTAGATCCTTTTCCATAAATATCTTCAATTTTTTGCTTTCCTCCAACATCCTTTCCAACAATAGTCCTTTGTGGAGATATTTTATTTGGTTTTTTGACTCTCGTTACTTTTATACTCCTCCTAGGGGAAGTTCCAATTCTTTTTCCTCCTCTGGTAATACTTCCACCTTTTGCTTTTGCTTGAGTTTTTTTATTATTTCCTGCTACTAAAGTATCATATAATGCACCGCCAACAATATCTCCAAGGATACCACCTAAAATAGTTCCAGCGAGTGGAATAGGAATAAAAGTTCCCAATGCAGAACCGATTGTAGCGCCAACTGCTTTTGCTGCTGCTCTTCCTGGTTTTTCGCCAGACCATAAAGCAAATAAGAAATCTACTAATCCACCAATAATTGGAATTCTACCTAAAGCTTTTCCAGCAATTTTAACTCCTGCTTTTCCAAGAGTTTTTGTTGCAAATCTTTGAGGAAGTTTTCCAAGACCTCTCTTAAATAAAGACCCCTTTTTTGCAGTTCTTGCTGCTAACGACTCTGCTCCAGGTCTAATAGTAATTCCTTTTTTGAATCCTTTCTTTACTGCTGCCTCAGCTTGCTGAGGAGTTTTACCATTATTCAGGGCGTTTTCATATATTTTTCTTGCATTAGGACCATATTGTTTTTGTATATTTCTGATTCTTGCGTTTCTAGTTCTATCTGCTGCTGTTGGTTTTCCTCCTCCACCATACTGCCCTGGTGTTCCAGGTTTTCCGGGTTTTCCAGGTTTATCACTTCCACCCCCACCAATACTAGAACCCGCCATTGCGGCAATCAAAGCAAGATTTATAAATGTATTAAAGTGTTTTGAAAAATCGTCAAATACTTTTTGAGCGTTTTCTCCACCTATTTGTTTTGTTAAATCTCTAACTTTGTCATATGCATTATATCCCCAATCAATAAAATCGACTACACCTTTTAAAATATTTCCAGCAAAATTCTCAACGAAATCTATAACTGGAAGTATTCTTTTAGAAAATTCTATTAATTTTGGAAATAAATCCGAAAATAATCTTCCTAAAATTGTCCAGAATAAAAACTTTTTAATTCTATCAATAAAACTTAAGTTAGGTAATGATGCTATTCCAGACGCTACATTTTTATTTGTTGATTTCTTTTCTAATTTTGATTCTCTTCTTTTTCTGGATTCTTTTTCTTGACCCTTTCTTTTATTATCTTGCTCTTTCTTTTGGAATAATGAACTTTTTGATAATACCCCTTGTATTTTTGAAATTATATTCTTTATTCCTAAAAGAGAATCCGAAGATATTCCACCAGAACCATCTCTCTTTAAATCATCAGATGTAGATTTTACATTCTTCTTTACACGGATATTACTCGAAGGTATCAAAACCTTCTTATTCTTCATTCTCGAAGAGAATGCTTTAGATGGAGGTAATAACTTTTTGGAATTTATTGTTGCCATATTATGCTATCCCTAAAGAAATTCTTGCTTTTTTTCTGGTTTCAATAGCACTTCTAGACATATCTAAAACTTCAAATGATGGAACGCTACTAGATTCTCTTACTGATGGTTTGGTTTTATTAGATTTATTCAATGGAATATCATGAACAATATCTGGCAACATTGTAACTCTTTGTCCAGGTGGTAAAGCTCGACTTTGAGGGCCAAGTCTAATTTGATTTAAAGTATCACTATATGTTCTCTGTAAAGATTCCGGAGATTTTACTGGTTGATTGTAATAACTTTTACCCTCTAAAGTTGGAAATGATGCCCATTCTGGAGCAATCATATTCATTGCAGATCGTGACAATCCACCTTTTCTGAGAGATTGTAATGTTACACCTCTCATTTTCATTAATGCCCAAGCACCTTTATCTTGATTATCTGGGGTCATCAAGTCTGTTGGTTTCAACACTCTCATATTCATAAGTTGTTGAAGAGTCCAAGGCATAAATTGATATGCTCCAGAAGCAGCAGATCTAACTTTTCCGCTACTATCCTTACCAAATCCTACTGCTCCTCCACCAAATCTTTTTGGAAGTCTGTCAGTATTCTGCATACTGATGACTTCTTTAACTGTCATTTGACGAATTGGTGCAGACCCAAATCCAAATAATGTATCGTATGAATTTTTAGTTTTTGCTGTTCCCTCGGCAACTCTGATAGTTCTTAACGCCGCTTGAACTTCAGGGAGTTTAAATTCAGGTAAAGGAAGAGATGGTTTTGGTGATGATGTAGAAGATGCTGGTCTAGCACCTGGAGTAATACCTCTTAATAAATTACCAACATTAGATAATGCATTTTGAACTCCACCAATAATTCCGCCATTCTTAAATCCTTCAATATTTCCAGATACATTTATATTCTGTGGATTTACAAATTTAGTTCCATTTGGAACATAAGATGCTGGATGAACTCCAGTGTCTGCAGCAATTTGTGATTGTTGTTCTGGAGTTAATACAAGTTCTCCTGGAGATACAGCAACTCCACCTCCAGCAACGTTAGGAAGATATTGAGTATCTTGACCAGCACCAGATATTTTTGTTCCTGTTTTTCTATCTACAAGTCCGCTGAATATTTTTGCTCCACTGCTTGCTCCTTGAGTAAGTCCATAAGGAGTTGTTGGACCCATATCTCCAACTCCACCAACTCCTTGAAGTCCTATTCCTCTTCCAGTTTGTGCTCTTGCTTTATTTTCTGCTTGAACTCCCGCCGCTTTTCTCTGACCCGTTACTTCGTTTCCAAGGGCACCAGCTCCAGCCATTGCAGCAGGGAACCAAACAAATGGATTTGCAACAAAAGAAAGTAAAGGATTTTTTCCTTTAGGTCCTCCTGGCATTTTATTCATTTTAATAATGTTCCTAAGTTTAGGAATCAATCCAAGAAGTTTTGGAATAAATCTAGCAACAACTCCAATGAATGATCTTACGAACAATCCAAATGGAGTTGCAAAAAGAACAAATGCTGCAAGTAAAGTAGGCCACCAATCTCTTAAAAATCTTTTTATTGAATCTACTTTCTTCTTATTTTTTGGATCACTAAACCAATCTAACAATCTACCAACTGCTCTACCAAGCAAAGTAAAAGTTATAAATTTAATGATTCTATCAAGAATACCCTGAACTGGAGTAAATATCTTTTTTACCGTGCTTGAAAGTTTTTGTATAGAAGTTTCTAATGTACTTTCTTTTTCTTCCCTTCCTTTTCTTTCTTTCGATTTTCTTTCCACTTCAGAGTTTTTTACTGATTGCTTATATTGATTTGAAAGTACAGAAAGAATTTTCTTTAATGAATCAATAATATTAAGTGAAGTTTTATTTGCTGTATTATCAGTCTCTATTTTTGTATCTTCTTTTGGTTGCTTCTGTGGAATTACTGCAGTTCCAACTAGAAAAAACTTTTCTTTTGATACTTTTACAGGACCAGTTGCTCCAATATTTTCAGAAGTTATTTTTCTCTTTTTTACTTTAAATCTTCCTACTTTTCCCTTTACTCTTTTATATTCTCCAACCAATATTTCATCTTCTTCACTAGCAAGTTTTTTGCCCATCATTCTAGATTCAATCATTCTCGCTTTTAAGAGAGACTGATACGTTCCATAGTCTAAGTCAAAAATATCATCGATTCCAAGAAGTCTTAAAATTCTTTCATCAATATTTTCATTTACAGAATCTTCCTCTCTAGTTCCTTCATATATGGATAAAGCATTAGAAGATTTTTTAGGTGGCGGAGGAGGAGTTTTTGCTCCGGCACCAACAGAAACTTTTTGCTGCTTTGGTTTCTTTACCGATTCTTGATTTTGTTTTTCTTTTTGTCTTTCTTTTTGTAATAAAGTTAATCTTATTTCTATCTCTTCTTCTACATCTGCAATTACTTTCTTTACTCGATTATAGAATTTTATAACCGCTTCACAACCTTCTTCTAATTGCTTATAGAGTTCTGGATCGTGTTTAAAAGAAGGAAATTTCTTTGCCTGAGTATAATTTTTTACAGATAATCCAATAAATCTTAAATGACCGAATGCAGTATCATACTTTGATGAAACTAAAAGTCCATATTCACTAAGAAATTCTTTGTCCTCACCATAAAACTTAACAAGACTGTCACTTACATTTTTAGATTTTTGATACGAAAATCCAGGAGGAACTATTTTCCATATTTCCTCCTGGATCTTTTCTTTTTTGTAAGCAATCAGATCTTTTGAATCCATTTATCCGCCATTTTGTTGCTGCTTCATTTTCTCTTCTTCAAGGTGATTCTTGAGTAAAGTTACATAAATGTCTCTTTCCCAAGGCATC